ATGTTATATATGCTCTTGATAAAGAAGGGGTTGTTGAAAATATGGACGATCATCAAGTCAGATACGTCATTAGATGGATAAGAAGAGTAGAAAAAGCACATGGCATTGGAGGTGGTAATGAGTAAAGAAAGAGAGATGATTGAGAAATTATGTAGTTTTCAAATGACATATAGTGATTGGCTTTTATTAATAGCAGACGCTGAAGAACTTCTCGCCCAACCTGAGCATTTAGGTGGTGTTACCGATATGGTAGAAAGAAAACAACCTTTGCGCGAACTCATAAACATCAACAAAGAGTGGCATCAAATAGGTTATGAAAAGGCAAAGCAAGAGTTAAAGCGTGAGCCTTTGAGTGTCGGGTGTATACAAAACGGATTATCTTCAGAAGAAGTGCCTGACTATAAATCGATGACATTTATAAAAGGTATTCGGTTTGCTGAGAAGCAACACGGTATAGGAGGTGAGGAATGAGTCTTTTTGAATGGTTTGCTACGGTTACTTCCGTAGGATTATCTTGGGTATGCCTCAGCTTTCCATATTTGGTTGAAAAGCTAGTAATGGTAATTAAAGAAATTTGGAGTAGATTATGAGTAAAGAAAGAGAGTTGTTACAAAGGGTATTAAATAATGGGCATAGTATGCCAATACAAATTATTTACGAGATTGAAGAACTCCTTAAGGAACCTGAGCAAGAGCCTGCAGCTTGGATGTATGAACGTCAAAACGAAGATTTTACAGAGCGGACTTTATCGGTAGGGTTTGAAAAGAATTTTGATGGAATAACAATACCACTCTACGCATCACCACCAAAACGCAAACCTTTAAGTGAGGATGAAATTGATAAAGCATACCAAGAGTCCTGTAGAAATTATTATGACCTCGCATTTAAAGATGGGGTGCGCTTTGCAGAACAACATTACGGCATAACTGGAGAACGCAACAACCACTATAAAGAAAGGCGTGAAACATTTGGAGAGAGTGATGGAATATAGCGTGTGGGTAAATGATAAAAATGAATGTGTTGTCGGTAGATACTCATATAGCTATTACACAGATAGTTTTAAAGTAAGCTATATCAAAGAGGATAAGAATATAGACAAGTTAGCATGGTTTACACTAACCACTTATGACAATACCAACTTTGGAGAATATAAAAAAATAGATGATTGGTTTGAAACATTAAACGAATGCCATCAATATATTGTTGATCATAAAGGGGTAAATTTAAGCTTACCTGTATTGGAGTAGATGATGAGTAAAGATTGGAATAGAGAAAGAGATGCGATGAGCGAGGCTTGGTATCTTTCGGAAAGTAAACAAGAACCAGTTGCCATAGTAGGCTCAGGGTTTAGTTTGTTGTGGGTTAACAGAGGGCATCATGGTGTTAGTGTTGGTAATTTTCTTTACACAGCACCGCTTAAAGATGTAAACGTAGATTTACTGGAAGCACTGCAAGATTTAATGGCCGATCTTAAACTTAGAGCATCCCTTACAGACGAACCTAATGTTTTAGATGTTAGCCATGGGCGATACATTAAAGCTGAAAAAGCTATAGTTAAAGCACTTGGAGAGAACTATGAGTAAAGAACCCGTTGCTTGGCGAACATATCGAGTTGTTACAGATGATTGGAAATATTCCGATTTTCCTTATAAATTAGATTTAACATGCCAACCGCTTTATACGAGGAAAAAACCTTTGAGTGATCAGGAAATTTTAGAGACTGCTTTGGCAGTCGCTATTAAACTGGGGGTACAAGATATAACTATTAACGAATTAAAAAAAGCAGGTGTGTTTGAATTGGCACGAGCTATCGAAGATGCACATGGGATAGGAGAAAGAAATGAACGCTGAAAAACTAAAAGAAACAAGAATGAAGATTGCTTATAACCTATTACAAGGCCTAGCTGCACATGAAGGTGATTTACATGATGAAGCTATAAAATTTAACGTAATTTGGGCTTATAAAGTAGCGGATGAGGTATTGAAACAAGGGGGTTATGATGAAGCTAAAACTAAAAATGAAGAATTACGTAAGTTAGAACAACGTGTTGCTGAATCAGAATTTAAAGCTCGATTAGCAAGAGGTAATAAAGAAGGTATGGGTATTAATAGTGTAGTGCCAAATAACACACTAAACCAAAATGTAAATATGATTATCGGAGGGTATAACGATGACAACTAAGACTGAAAAATACGCATTAGACGCAGCTGAAGAAGTAGCAAAACTATTTGATACTGGTTATATGAACCCTGAAACAATAGAAATTATTGCAGATAGAATAGATGATCATATGTTGTTATTGGTAAACGATTTAACTGAGTTTATGATGGCCGAACATAACGCTAAAGCACTTAAAATATTTGAAGACCAATCTGAACTTTATGCAAAGCAACTTGAAACCGATATAGATAAACTAAGAGATCAGATAGCTATAACGGCTATGAATGGTTTGTTAATAGGTGATCCTAAGTTCCATACTGCTTTGAATAATGAAGCTGTTACGGCAAAAGATGCTTATGGACTTGCCAATGCGATGTTAAAAGAAAGGAAGAGACATCTATGAGTACAATCTATGTGGTGATGTGTCGTAATGATGGTGAACCAGAGATAGCCTTTACCACTAGAATAGATGCTTTAAACTATGCAGAACAGTTTTCTAATATGGAAACGCCTTTTTATAGGATGGAAGTAGTTGAAGTTGAACTAAAGGAAGATTACTAATGAAATATAGAGTCATAATTAGTTTTGAGATTGAAGTGGAAGCGACAGATATTTCAACCGTTGACTATATTTGTAAACAAGCTCAACCTACACACTTTGAGTTTACTACTGCCGGTACTAATACCACCGGCCATGGTAAATATGTACGGGGTTTAAACCCAATAACTGCTGAGGTAAAAGAATGAACGATGATGAAAAAGCGCTTTTGGATGCGTTTGCTGCCTATGCGATGATGGGATTTTTGTCGGCGGATTATGAGTTTGATATTGGCCAAGATGATTTAGCTGATTCAGCTTACAGCCAAGCCGGTGCCATGCTGAGAGCAAGACACCGGTATTTGAATAGAAAAGAAGATTAATGTATTAGTTGTTGCTGTTGGTTCTTCTTAACAGCAACAGCGTATAGCTCATCCTGACGCTGTTTACTTTTCTCATTAATGGTAACGCCTTGTAAAGAAGTAGTAGCAGTACCACCGTCTTCTATGCAAGGTCTACCTACCCTTTTAAACGCTGCGCGGACATCATCGTTTCCACACATTATTTCTTTTGCAACTTGGGCATCGCCCATGTTTTTTATTTCCCTTGCATTTAAACGCCGTACACAATCAGGGTCTTCCCAAGTTGTACCGAGAGCAATACTTCCGCCTGAAAACCCTGCGCCCATACTGGTGCTACCCATACAGACGTCATTAAACGATGAGGATAAGCCTGGCGCTACGGCCATGCCTACTGCTCTACTCGGATCAGAACCTACCGCAGTGGATAGATTTCTAGCATCGACATTTGTATTAGCAGTCACCGGTATGTTAGTTGACTGATTTGCATCAGCAAACGCTAAACAGGGAACCAATAGAAAAGGGATTAGCTTAATCATGATCATGTGGTGTAATAGTTGAAGTTACTATAGGATAATCTGTCAAAGTCGTTACAACAGTACCAGTTGATATTGCAGATACACCTTGTGTTGTACCGTGGACATCAACGATGTTCCATGTAGGGGAAACATAACCATTACCTGTAGCAGTAGAAGCAGCCGTACCGGTAATTGAATTGGCTATAGTGGGTATAGAATTAACAACAGTCAAGCTTGACGATCCAGTCAACGTTGCTGTTGATGTTTGTACTTGGCTTTGGCCAACACCTGCCGATACATTGGTTCCAACCATCACCGCACCGTTCATTACGGACGTAATATTAGCGGCTGGAGTCGGAGGTGTAGCAGACGCAACAAGGGCAACTACGTTAAGTACAATAAACGACATGGGTATTGTTAATTTTTTCATTTTATTTCTCACAATTAAAGTTAAGGTTATTGATAGCCGGTTGGCTCACATCTAATTTTAGTTGAAATTTTTTTAATGTTATCTTGAATATCGTTAGATAGATTTTTCCCTAACCTTAAACAAACCCGATCATCTGCTAAATCAGGTACTACTATGGAATACATAGTCGTGTTTAAGAACACTATTAAGATTAGGGTGTACATCTAGTCTTCCTTATCCCTTTCAGTTAACATCAAATCAGCGTATATGTATGCTACTCTAGTAGCCACTTCATAATTAGTAATTACTTTAGAATTAGATATCATCCCTTGTAAAGCGGCCATGGCAAACTGATCACGTAGCCATTTCTTTTCCCGTTCAGGGTCTTGTTGTGGGGCTAACAACTTATCCGCTACGCCGTCCAACATCTTTTGTTGCTCTTTTAATACTTGCGATGGGTTTGGCATTCTATTAAGAACATCTTGCTCAACTAACATAGCTATTTGAAATATCTCCTCTGTCATTTCGTATTCATTGTTAAAAATTATTTGGTTTTCATGAATGCTAAAACCCGCTTGTTCAGCTATTTTACGTACATCGGTCATTCTTCTATCCTCTCTACAGTTATAGTGTATTTGTCTGATATTACTGTTGCTAAATGGGTTATTAATTTGGCAGTAGCATCATAATTCATTGATATTGTTGCTATAGCGTGTTGATCACCGTTTATTTGAAGTTGCACATGATTATTATCATTAACACCTATCATATAAGATGCTAGGGTATCGTCTTTGGGTTCAAATTCTTCAGTACCGGTAAACGTAGTAAAATCAGTTGAGCCATTTTTATCTTGCACAGGGTATCCTCGATAATATTTAGTGGTTGGGGTAAACATTGTTTCAAAAAATGATTTATATATTGATCCCATCTTTTTTCTCAACAACGTAATATTGATATAATACTAATGGCAATAGCTGATAGCGTAGCCAATGACAGCCACATCATATCTATATATAAACCACTTATTTTTTTTTCCAGATTTTCTCTGTCCATCTTTTCTCCTAATAATAAAACTTACCGTGTATAAAAAATAATGCGGCATAAACGTATATCGAAAATATAATTGCGCCGATAAATCTATTATCGATCAACCTAAATATACACACCGCTCCTACGATTAATGATGGGATAACCCAGCAAATATTAACGTTCATAAAAATGTCCTGTTAAAATACCTATTCTAAGTTATTAAGCATAGCTATTTTTAAATCCTCCTTTTGTCTTATTTTCTGCATAATCTTACTGCATTTATTATGTTTACCATCTTTACCTCTGTGTTCTTTGCAAATAGGACAGTATGCGCTTAAAAACATTCCTAGTCCGGAGGTACTGCTACGCTCTTTTTGCTCTACATTTCCCTGCATTTGCCAAAATGGGTCACCAAACTTACTCATTTTCTTCATCCTACTTTTGTTTATCGGCGTTTATAATTTAGTACCGATCCCGGAAGAACCAAAGCCTTTTTCTCCCCTGTTTGTTGGAGATAGATCATCAATCACTTTAATTTCAACGTTAGGCACAGGCACTATCATCATCTGAGCAATACGATCCCCTTTACTGATGTTAAAAGGTAAATCACCATGGTTTAAAATAAGAACTTTAATTTCTCCCCTATAGTCACTATCGATTACGCCAGCGCCCACTTCAACACCCTGCTTTACAGATAAACCACTTCTTGATTTTAAAATACCGCAATACCCATCAGGTATTATCATTTTTAAACCGGTGCTTATCAGTTTTCGTTCATCTGGCTCTATTGAAGTGAACTCATCGGCTTCTATATCAAATGCCGCATCTGTTGGATGTGCTTTCTTTAACTCTTTGGTTGCAAATACTACTATATTCATTAGTCTACCCTTTTTAATTCACTGTTAATTAACCACATATCTACTACCAATTCCAGCATTGTCATGCCTTCTTCTAGCGTTATGAAGTGGCCTACATAATTCTTTAATCCGACTAAATTGATGTTTACTTTATATTTACCTTCTTCCCCTGTTGTTTTCTCATCAAGAAATACTGCGCCTACTTTGTACTTACCTAAATAATAATGTTGATTACCTTCTGACTGTTGCCACATTAGCTATCCTTATTTCGATTAGTCCATTGAGACATTTCTTCTAAATAGGTACCGGTATACTTTTCTAATACTGCTTTTACTATGCTATTGCCAACAATCATTGTTCTACCTGTTGAATCTTTAAAATAAATACCGGAACCTGTATTTAAACTTAAATTGTTTTCTTCTAAGTCTTTTTGGCAAGCTTTAAAAGAATTTACATCTTCTTCAACTTCTTTTAAAGACAGTATGCAGGTTGGCCCCTCTTTACTATTACAATATTCACCATCAATATCCCATGTAGTAGAAAGCACATCGCCATTATCGAAAAACATAGCGCCGTGTACTCGGTCTGCGGGTAATTCTGGGTAAATAGCGTAGATAACTACTTTTAAACCAGATATCGTAGTGTACTTTTTGTCTAAAGATACCGTGTTCATAACGCTGCCTTTGTTGTTGGGATAAATTCAGTTGCTTTTGCACCTTGTGTTAAACATAAATTACATATTGTTTTATCCATAAACATTAATTTATTTAATTCGGTTATAGCCATACCTGAGTTACAGATAAGCATCTCCACTAACTCTGGACTGGTTATAGTGTGTTCTTTAAGCACCCAACTATTTGTATAACCTATAGTATCTGAGCCAAATATATTCCACCACTCACGTTTTTGTATGTAAGGGGTTTTTATCTGTTCTTGCCAGCTGAAAGTGTATGGGTTCATAAAACAACCTCACCACTATTAAGTTTGGCACATAGTGTCTTTGCTACATGTTCTGGAAAATAAACCTCTGCTGGGTGTATATTTGTAGAGGTTGATCCTGCTAACCATGTATGTTCTTTGGCATAGATGTAACAGTTCATTCCCCCTACTTGGAATATGTACCCTGCTGCAAACTCATCACGGTACGCTAATAATCGATTGAACCTTCGCATTGCAACAGCCGCTTTTTCTGCTTGTTCTTCGGTTTGGCGTTCTGTACCAAACAATTGCGATTTTGTCATGGTAATAGTTTTCATAGCCCTCCCATTTGCACTTATTACCCATCTCCCACTTTTAGGTTCCCATGGTTTAGGTTTTTCTAACTCGGCTATTTGCTCATCTATTTTAGCTACCCATGTAAGATAAACATTTCTTCGCGCTTTTAACTCTTCTTTATTATCTGATTCAATATTCATTTCTTTTTCTCCCGTTCTGCTATCATTGCATCCGCAACTTCATATGCGTCTCTTGCAATAATTGAGCAAGAGTTACCGTCATAAGTTGTCATTAATCCTTGCATCGCAAGACCCGCGAAGTGATCGCGTAATGTCATTCCAGTATGTAAAGGCGATTTACCATGCTTTGACGTAATTCCAGAAGCATTATCAAACGTGGTGTAACTTTCTCCTGATGGGTATGCCGGTACATTTTTACTCATCATCATCTACACTCCAAAATGGTTTTTAATTGTTTCGACTGTTTCACCTAACTGAATATATGTAAACGATTGCCCTCCGAGATACTCTACGCGAGTAGGGATACGTACAATCTGTCTAATACACTCTTCAATAATCAATTGAGCAAACTTTTCTTGATCAAAATCCCCCATCTTATGGATGTGGTTAGACCGACATTGGTTAGAAATTTCTTTAATTTTCTCGTTCATTTTTCTTTTCCTCTTTTTTCTTCTTACCGAAGATAGCTTCCCAGTTATCGTTATACTTCTGCTGATCAGTTGGTCTTTGCCGACTGCCTTTTCCGCCGGTGCTCATATAAACCGCCCATCCTTCATAACACCGTGTAACCGGCGTTCACCTTGGTGTTTTAAAATCAAGTCTTTGTTGTTGCGCATAAACATAATTAATCCCCAGCCCATGCTGCCTTCTTTAAACACATAACCTTTCTTTGCTTTTGGCAAACGTTCCCCTTGTTTTGATAAAGCTAATATCTCTAAAGCAAAAGGGTACCAATTTTCAACTTCTTGCCGATTGTACAAATGCGATCTATTTGATCTTAAGCAAACGTGTTTAGGCATGTTGTAGTGTGGTGTTCTGCTTACTCTATCTAGCGTTACCAAGCTAATGTTTAAGTCTTTGGCAATTGTTTTTCGAGATATCATTTTGCTATCATCAGGAATGTTTACCATTTCTTGTGGCTTATTAGTCTCAGGTTTTACTTCCATTTTTATTTCCTCTACGGTTTTGTTAATTTGCTTTCCTGCTTTTTTAGTTTCAGCTTTTTTCTTTTCGTGTTTTCTGTGTGATTCAGCTATTTTTTCCCTATTGTTTTCCGCATAGGCTTTATAGTATTCTGCTACTTTACTAGCGTTATCAACGTACCAAAGGGCTTGGTATTCTTTTTGTTTTTGTTTTAACACTACATCTTGGGCTATGCGTTCAATCCTTCTTTGATTAGCGGCTTTTACTTTATCTGGGTTGGCTAGTGCATAGGCTTTTTTCCTTGCTTGAATAGCCTCTTTATTAGCAATATAATAAGCTTTGTTTTTAGCCAGCTTTTCTTCTCTTGTCATTGCCATTGTAAATTCTCCACAATAACGGTTATTAAAATAATAGCCATTCCCAATAAGCAAATAGCTAATACGATTTCATTTTCATCTCGTCGTTTAGGTGATTTCATTTTCCGCATCTCATCCAAAGTTGTTCGGCCAGTTTATGTCGGCATAGTTGTTTTGTTTTCTTTGCTGCTCGGTATTTCTTTTCTAATTGCGTACACCCCTGTTTGGTTGTCGGCTTTTTAGATGTCGGCTTTTTGGCATAGGCATTGCTAGTCATTATTGCCAGTACAATTATTGCGATGGTAGTTTTCATATCGACACCATGTAGTTGTCGGCGTTAAGCCAACTCATCCAAGGGGATATCCTTTTTAATCAGGGCATAGATTGTTTGCCGGGTGACTTCAAAGTGGTTGGCTATTTCAATCTTTGAGGTTCCGCCGTAATACATAGCTAAGGCCATGGCTTTTTGTTTCTTATTTAATGATTCAGGGCGACCAAACTTTGTTCCCTTCTTACGGGCAGCAGCCAATCCAGCATTTACTCGTTCAGTGATCAGGCCGCGTTCAAACTCCGCTAGACTGGCAAAGATATGGAAGATCAATTTACCGGTGTTGGATGTGGTGTCGATGCTTTCCGTTAAGGATTGAAAGCCGATGTCGGCATTCTCTAAATCCTTTACTACGACTAGCAAATGTTGAAGGCTGCGTCCTAACCTATCTAATTTCCAAACAACCAGTGTATCCTCTTTTCTTAGGGATTTTAGGCAGTTTTTAAGCTCTGGCCTGTCTGTTTTGGCGCCGGACATCTTTTCTTGATAGATAATTTCACATCCTGCGGCACTGAGCGCATCTAATTGCAGTTGTGTATCTTGATCATTGGTGCTGACTCGTGCGTATCCTACTTTCATTTGTGTATCCTCTTCGGTTGTCGGCATTAACTTCTTTATTTAATAAAATCAATATCAGGCTTTTCATTTCGCAAAGATGCGTATTCAATCTGTACTTTGGCAGAAGTAAGGATTTTTCCAGCTGTGTTATTTATTTGTTTAGCATCTCTTGAATCCATTACACCACTTCTTAAATCGGCATAAACTTTCAATAGGTCTTCTCTTAATTCAGTAATTGTTAATGACATTTTTATTCCTTATTTCACGTGTAATTAATAGTTGTATTCTCTTAAGTTCTACAAGTTCTTGTGGTAAATCTCCGCCTGACATTTGTGTTCTTTTTTGCAGCATCCCTCTAACATAACTATCCGTTAAATTTTCAGAGTTAAATTTTTTCCTAGTCTTTCTGTTTTCTTTAACTGCTTCTATATTATTTATAACCCACAATTTTTGTATATCCTTGTATTTTCCAAGTCTATTTATATTTTTTGCTTTTCTATACTCTTTACATTTTTCAGGGTTGTTCTCCTGCCATTTTTTTGATATTTCTATACATTTATCCTTGTTTTTTTGATAATACATGTGGTTTTTTTCTTTGCATCTTTCAATATTTTCAGCGTAGTTAAGGTTGCTCCTTTCCTTTATTTTTTCTTCGTTGTTTAAATAATACTTTTTGTTATAAATTGATAAACACTTTTTACATGTTCCTCCATGCCCATCGGAACACCTTTTATGTTTTCCAAATAAACCTAAAGGTTTTTCTTCATTGCATTTATTGCAAACCTTATTCATCTTAATATCCTCTTCGGTTGTCGGCATTAGCCCAGTGATAAACCACGGTCGTTGGCTTCATCTATTAATTGTTGATCGTCGATATTGAAAAGCATTTCTTCTACGGTGAATAAAGCAAGGGCATCTATAGCGCCTTCTTCGATCAGCTGTTGGCAAATAGTTATTGGTTCAAGGTCATCCTGAATTGCAGTTAACATTTCCTGAGCGTCAAACATCTGCATGGGTTCTATCCCCATTTCTAAAGTTAATAAGGTAACTTCTTCTGATGTTAACTCTGGGAATACATCCAGCACATTCATTCGTTGGTTAATGAAATGGGTAATGTCCGCTAAATCAAGTTCAGTATTAAATTCTAGCTGAAACAATTTGTTAATTATTGAGCTGTCTTTGGTACACATATGTTTTCCTCTTCGGTTGTCGGCCTTTAGTTGTCGGCATTAATAAAATGTTGTAGCAAATGCTATCACGATTTTTTACGTTTTCAAACCCTTTTATTTGACTGGGTTGAGTTTTTTTACTGGGTTGAAGTTTAACGTTTAGCACTGCGTACAATACTAAAGGGTAAACTTACCGGTAAAGGGTGCGCCGTCCTTGGCGCTGGGGTTGTGGGGTTAATTGATCACGGTAAAATCTTTATAGCCTAGGGCTTCGGTGATTGCTTCGAGTGCTTCTCTGGTCTGTCCTGAGCCGTTTATTGATCGGTTTAATACTACGCCGGCGCTTTCTAATGCGTCGCCTAGTGCGGCGCTTATTTTGTCGTAACCATAACCACCTGCTGAGCCGTGGCCGCTCGTGGTGTAGCCATAGCAATTAATCCAAACTGAGCAATAAACTACGCTGGCGCTTGAAGCTCTGCCCATGTAAAAACGTGCATCAATAACGGTCATAAAATTGCCGTCAGGCGCTGTTTTTAGTTTAGCAATAGATAGATAGCGGTCTACCGTTTCTTTATTGCCTCCGAGGTTTTTAGCGTTATCTTTTTGGTTGTTATATGATGGGATAGTTGCAATTAATTTTTCTTGTGCCATTAGATAGTATCCTTTTCGGTGGTTGCTGGTGTGGTTGTTAAGTCTTCCATGATCGGGTTAATTAATCCCAGTTGAGCCGTCAAGCGTTGTACTGCTTGCTCTTTTGTTTCTTGCTTCAGGTTCAGGGGTTCGCCTCCGTTCCGTCCGTCTTCGTGCCTAAAATACAAAACGTTATTTTTAACGTAGTAACAAAAATAAGGGCGCTCTGGTGTTGTCATGGTCTGTCCTCTTCGGTTTATGATTGGGTTCTGGTTAATTAAGTTTAGCGGTTAGCACTTGGTAAAATGCTAACTGATAAGCTTGCGCCGTCCTTGGCGCTAGGGTTGTGGGCTTATTCTAATAGTTTACTTGTTTGACATCACCTATATTACAATCAGGTTTTAAATGCCTTGCTATAGCTATAGCATCGCTTTTATTGGTAGCGCTGACCAATATTGTTTGATGGTTATAGCCTGTCCCGCCTTTAAATACTGGCAACGCTATAAGGTATTTTTCCATGGTATTACTCCGGTTTTAAGTTGTGGCCGTCCTTGGCGCTAGGATTGTGGGTTTATCCGCCGTTCTTAACGAATATCGATATTGCGCGTTTAGCGGCTTTCATGGTCTTGTAGGGTGTAGTTCCGTAACCATGGCAAAAAGATACTCTTACGGCTGGATGGTTAAAATATCCGTGGATGTAACAGCCTTTATAATAATCTGTAAACATAATTTTCTCTTGGTTGTGGTTTAGTAATGGCTACCGTATTCGATAGCATACAGGGGGCGGCGGTTTGCTTTGTCAACAATCACAATATTATACTGGTCGTCTTCTATTGCGCATTTTCCGGCGCTTGTGGCGCTTAACAATCCAGCACCCCTAAAGTATTTTAATAATTTTCTTGGTGTCCATGTCAATGCCTCTTCTGATATCTCGCCGGCGTTGTACCATTGGTTCCAGTTCCAGCTTTTTGGCTCTGTATCTGCCCATGCGTCAATGCTTAAGATTTTAAGGGTTGTTGGTTCTGCTGGTTCTGGTGCGTTCATGGTTCCGCCTTAATCGTCAAGTAATGAATCAGGGAATACTTTTATTTTCTTGCCCTTGTAGCTGATGCAGACTAGGCCAAAATTGCCAAAGCTTTCATAAAATATTGCGGTTCTGGTGATCAGTTCGCCGCTCTTTGTTTCTAGTGTTACTTTTTCTTTTTTGCCGTTGGTATAGACTACCCAGCGGCTTCCGGTGTTGTTTAAATAATAGCATCCGTTTAACATGGTTTTTCCTCTTCGGTTTGAGTTGTGGCCGTCCGTGGCCGTGGTTGTAGGCTTTAGTAGCTGATAGCGTTCCAATAATTATCTTCTAACTTTTCGATATTTTGAAAAGCTTTTTTACGTTGGTACATTATGTCGTTGAGGGTGTTTTTTATCGCTTTGCATATTGGTTCCGCGTAGCCCTCTGGATGTGCTTTTAACTCTGCTATCAGGGGCAAGGCTTCGCGGTTTAGTTCGTGGATCATTTCGCGGTGCGTCCTGATGTCTTCCTCTGCTCTATACTTTGCGTCCTCTTCTCTGCCCTCTTCGGCTATGCGTTCGGCGTAACGGTTGGCGGCGTGTGCGGCTTGGTTCATACAATCGTATAAATCGGCGTAAACTGTCGCGCTGTCGCAGTCGCTCCAATAGATTGCCGGCATAAATTGAATGTGTACGCCGGCGTTGTCGCGGTCGTCGTCGTTTAATGCTTTGGGGTTGCGAATAAAAACCACGGCGGGCGTAATAAGCTCGTTTTGGTAATTGTCCGCATACCATGATGATATATTGCGGGCGCCGGTTTTCTCGGCGTCAATCCATTTTTTACAGGGGAAACTGTCTAGGGAATCGATAAAATATTTTTGTTTATCGGTTGAGCGCGTCAAGTATGGCCGGCTTAATACGTCCGGTTTTGGATAGCGTTGTTTTTGCCAAGTTGTCACATAATCGCTGTTATGGTTCTTTTTATAGCTCTCTGTTAACTTTGCGGCGCTGGCTTTGTAGGCTTTCAGGCGGCGGCTTGCTGGTGTGTTTAGTTGTGCTTTCATGGTCTGCCCTCTTCGGTTTATGGTTTGGTTTAAATTAATACTTCTATTGTGCAATTTCGCACCATTAAAAAATTATCTCTTAATACTTCTTTTTTAAAGTTTTCTGCTCTTCTAACTTGGGCGGGTTCGTGTCCGCCTCCGGCCATCAATAAACATATTTTTAATAAATAACTTACGTGGTAAATTTGAGCGCGTCCGGTGCGCTGGTTGGTTAGTTTAATTTTCATGGTCTGCCCTTTGGTTTAGTTGGTTATGTGTTCGGGGTTTGCTTCCGTTCTTTTTATAATCCTGTAGGCTCCGCGTTCGTTGTCGCGGTAATCTTTCAAATTGTCGCGTACTTCGGCGCGGTTTTCGCTGGCGGTTAGGTCTTCCCAGCCTTGGCCGTAAAAACCTTGTAAAACGTAAAGATACAAAAATTTATTAATGCGTGGCGCTTTGGTTGTAGGCTTTGCGGTTGCTGGTGCGGTTGCTGGTGTCATGGTCTGCCCTCTGGTTTAGGTTGTGGCCGTCCTTGGCCGGTGGTTGCGTTTATGGGTGTAAGCGTTCTACTTTTTGATAAGTATCCGCCGTTGTGACCAATTCGGAAACGGTGTAAATTCTGCCCTGATCCAAAATAAAAAGGCCGCTCTTAGTGTGCTCAAGCTTCACGACGTCTTTAGGGGTTGGCATATTGGCGGCGATAAAATACCCAGCGCTAAAAAAAGCAAGGGCGGCGGCGATGTTAATAATTGCGTTTTTCATGTTGTAGCCTTTTCGGTTGGTTGGTTAAAGTTTAACGTTTAGCACTGGATAGAATGCTAAAGGGTAAACTGTGCGCCGTCCTTGGCGCGTTTATTACTTGGGGCGGTGTTCGGTGTATCTTTTTTCTTTTGCGGTCGTGGCGGCTCTTTTTAGGGGGCAATCTGCTAAACTTTTAAGGTGTGCGCCTATAGTATGCCATGTTATAAAATCATATTGATCAATATAGCCAGTGATACCGGATAAAATAAAGCTTTTTCCTTTCATTTTTTTCGGCCTCTCAACTCGGTTTTTAAACTTGTTGCAGTCATGGCGGCGGCTTTTAACAGTTCTTCAAGTTCTCTCCCCTCGGCGTAAGGGCGATTATAAATAAATAAACCGTCTGTATAGTTTCCGGCTCTGTACTGTTCGCCTACATAATGCGCGGCGCTTAGGCTTTCCGGTTTGTTGTTTTCTGTTAAAATCCCGCTGAGGCCTCTATCTAAATCTAAAAAGGCATATTTTCCGCCGGTTAATCTTGTCGCCGCTATGCGTTGGCCGTGTTCGCTGTATAGGTTGCCTGTGTTCCATGTTTCAATAACGGGCGGCGCTGGTGGTGCGGCTGGTGGTTCAATCTCTAAAAGTTCGGCCATAGTTAAAGACATTAAGTCGTTGTAGGTTTCGGCTAAAAATTGCAATCTCAAATCGTCTAATGATTGGGCGGCGGTGAATGCTTGCGCTTTTTCCATTGCTAACTTTTCGCGCTCTGTGCGGTCTTTTAACATTGCATCAATAGAATTTTTTAATACGTCGGCGGCGCTGGGTGTTGCGCGTTCGTTTAAGGTTTTTCTGGCTTGCGCTTCGTGTGCTATTTCTTGCGCTTCCATAAATAGGGCGTTTAATTTGTTCATTGTGTAGCCTCTGCGGTTGGTTGGTTTAGGTTGTGGCCGTCCTTGGCCGTGGTTGCTGGTTCTGGTTCTGGTTTAATAGCCTTTCATACGTTCGGCGGCTCTGGTGGCGGCTTCAAAGTCGGCGCCTTTTTCTTCCATTAAAACTTCGCGTATAGCTTGAACAGTATAACCATGTGTTTTTACTTCTTCTATACACCATGCAATATTACCGTTTAGCCAGCTTTCACATAATTGGTTGATTGGGCTTTCTTGTTCTTCTTCTGGTTCCCATTCGCCGGCGTCGTCTTCCTCTGCTTCGTCGTCGTTTTGGTAGTCGTAAACGGCGCGTGCTACTTCTTCGAGTGCAAACCATGCGAGGCCGTTTTTAACGGTGGTGCTTTCTTCCGCTTCCGGATCAATCAGGGCGTTAAATATTTCTTGATCAGTCAGGCCGGCAAAACAATTAAAAGCGGCCATCATTTCAAAGCTTGATTTGTACCCGCAATCGGTGGCCATTTCTGCGGCCATTTTTAAAATTGATGCTCTGTTAGCGTCAAAAAATGCAAGGGTGTCATGATAATAAGAAAAGCCAGTAAAACCACCGGCGGCGCCGTGGTCGCTGATGTTCGCGGCGCTTTCTTGAAAGTAAAGCCAGTCGCCAAACTGGGCTACGGTTGAGCGGATCAGCTCGGCGGGAATGTGTCCGGCTCTGTTTATTAATTGTTCAATAGTCAAAGTTTTAACGGTTGCTGGTGCGTTCATGGTTGCGGCCTTTTCGGTGGTGGTTGGTTGGGTTGCTGGTGTTGGTGTTGGGAATCTTGCGGCTAAATATTCGGCAAGCTCTGAGCCGTCAAGCTTGCTTGTATTGCTTGGGTTCATTGTTTCGGTTGTGGCCATGGTCGTTCCTCTTCGGTTGGGTGATGCCGTCGCCGGTTAGGCGGGGCGGGGTAAAACTAAAACATTAAATTAAAATACTGGTTAAATTATAACGTCAATTAATAAAGGGTGTATATAGTTTTTTTAACGTTTATTTGTTATTTATGCCTTTATGTAAGAAAAGCTATATAAATCAATAGGTTAGGTTATAACTCGGCGCTTCTCGGCGCTCTTACCAAATCAAAATAAATTAGTTTTTTACGTTTTGGCCGGCACTCGTTGCGGTGTTTTTAGGGTGTTTTTAGGGTGTTTTTGAGCTGTTTTTTGGCATGGTTAATGCTAAGGGATCAGGGGCGGTGGGATCGCTTCGGGATCGCTTCGGGATTGTTTCGGGATCGCTTCGGGATCGCTTCGGGATCGCTTCGGGATTGTTTCGGGATCGCTTCGGGATCGCTTCGGGATCGGTTTGGCTTCTGTAGCATTTGACAGCGGCGGCGGTGGGCTTGTATCTTTTAGATGTTCGGCGGTTTGGGTTTGGTCTGGTCGCTGGTGGTTTTTTGATATGTTATAATATAACAACAATGTTATATTATAACATCTAAAAATTAGATTTTCTTTTTAAATAGTATCTATTTTTTAGTTATTTGTTACGGTGGGCGGGTTGCTTAAGTCTTTTGTTTATAGGGCTTTGCTTAATTTATACCTGTTCCGGTTTGGTGGGCTCTGGTGGCTATTGGCTAAAAGCTGATATGTTATATTATAATGTGTCCTTGCAGATATTTTGGCAATTCTCGCGGGTGAGCTGATTTTTTTATGGTAATGTCTTTGCATGGCTAATTCTATTTCGTGGCGTAGTGAGCATTTTTGGAGGCAAAAAACATACATTGTGACGGCTTCCACTGAGGCGGATTTGTTGCGCGTGGCTCGTCGAATAGATAACGCCGGTTTTGCGGCGTGCAGGATTGAGACAAAAACGGCGGCGGGTGTTTGGTCGGCGGCTTGGTCTTTCGTCGCTTCACCGGCGGCGCTTTCGGTTTTCATGATGGCGTATACCGGCGGCGCTCTGGTCGCGGTGCCATTTAATAACATAAGAAACCACCGGCGGCGTGGATACTATGCAGGGGTTGTTTAACGTTGCTTTGTTTACCTAGTTTTTTAACGTTTTCTGGGCGTTATATCGTCCAAACTGGTATAAAATAAGGGTGTTAATAATATAAATGTTTATTTAACGCCTATTTGCAGGGCTTCGGCGGCTTGTTGTCGTTGCTCTGTAGGGGTGCAAAAAATGCTAGATCGCTGCGCTCCTGTAGGTTCTCGCTTCGCTCGGTTTTATTTTGATAAGGTCAAGAGCTGTAAGGAGTGGCTACGCCACGCCATTTTTGATTTTTTAAAAACAAGTTACCATTCCCAAGGGGGTATACCCCTCTTTCGGGTGACGGCAAATAGTAACCACCCCATGCCTCGCATATATACAGCTTCGTCAAAAATTTAGAAAAAAATTTTATAAAAAAAATTCTCTATTAGCCGATAGCTAATCCCTCATAGCTTTTAGCCGATAGCTAATCCCTCATAGCTAATCCCTCATATCTTTTAGCCGATAGCTAATCCCTCATAGCTAATCCCTCATAGCTAATCCCTCATAGCTAATCCCTCATAGCTAATCCCTCATAGCTAACCCCACTCCCCCATCCCCCATAAAGCTATTAGTTGCTTGTTAAAACCATGCCGCATCCTTACCAAGGGGCTATTCCGCAACAGGTTCAGTAAAGCAATTTAAATTTTTTATTAAAAATAAAAAACATTGATTTTTGGACTTATTACAATACATACAAAAAGCTGTATACTCAAAATTACAATTTCCCTTTATCTATATACTCTATACTACTACTATCCTTTAATAATATAATAATATAATAAATAGTATAGATAGAATAAATAGGGGTAGATAGAGTAGTATAGGGACCAGTATAGAATAGGTAACGTTAATAAATCAGGTACAACGTTAAACTGTTTGGTTAGTTGAAGGTGTTTGAATACCTACAGGATAGCAGGATAGGTATCATTAAACCTTTATAGAATATAGCTAATGTAATTTTAAGGTATACAGCTTTTTAACAACCCTGTAATACGCATTACGGTATAAACGATTAAACATATACATAACATATTGTTTTTAATTGTTATTTTTTTTAACAAACCATATGTATTAAAACATACTTATAAAAAAAATAAAAAAATAAAAAATTGACAACCTTCTTTAAATGTAGGTACTATAAGCTTTATATTTTAATACTGTACTATGCCTAGGGGAAAAACAAATGTATATTTTAGAAAAATTAAAAGAAGAAAAAGCAATGGAGAAGCTAAAAGAAAAAAGACTCATAGAAGAATTAAAAAATGAAAGGTTGCGAATTAGAGCAGAAGAAAAAGAGAAAGAAAGGGCGCATAAAGAAAAAAGAGCGGAAGATAGACGATATTCAAGAGAATTTACAAAACAGTGGGAAGAGGACAAAGCTAAAAAAAGATTAATCGATAGGCAACAAACCCAAGAATTTAGAATGGAAAAGCAAGCGGCTAAAATAGAAGCCAATATAGCAAGAAATGGTAACTATTTTGATTCTCAATCAAATATGACCAAGAAAATAAAAAAACATTTTGAAGATAACCCCGGAGATAAAAATTTAATAAGGACAACTGAAGAGATGTTGGTAGAAGTTGCAAAAACAATGGATATTGGGCAAAGCAATAAACAACAACTTTCCAAAATACTACACGCCCTTGGTTTTATGCAAATACAAGGAACAAGAAATTCCATAAAAGGGTATTATTGGAAACACCAAAGTTTTATAGAGATGGAAAAATACCTTTTAAAAAAACAAATTAAAAGTAAAGATAGGTGCGCATTATTAAAACAAAAACAAAAAGATGATTTGTTTGAAAAAATAAATGGGTATCCTGACCCAAAAATTAAAAAAAGAGCGCCCGTTGTTGAAAGAAAAGAAAAATCTGAACCTTTAGGGTATATCAAACAACAAAGTATCAATCGAATAGCGCAAGTTAAAGCACCAAACCCAACAGCTCAAACCAAAGAACCGATGCACGTTTTAAACTTTAAAGATATCCCTGAGCGGTTCAATACGTTTCTAAAGAACAGAACGCCTGATCAATTGAAGAATGGGTTTACGGTTGACGAAGCGGCTTTGGCTTTAAATTGTTTACCCATGAACATTTCTGAACTGGTAAAACAAAACCATACCCTTGAACGCAAAGTTAAAACCATTGTCGGTTATTACTATGATATCCCTAAAGCTGAAACAAAAAAGAAGGACGCCCCATTAACTGCTTTGGAAGTATCAACGTATTCTGATTTATACGATCTGGAGGATTTGGCCTAAACGCCCAACACACTCTTGACAAATTAATATAGCAAGTGCTATAAACTAATAGATAAACAAATACCGGAATACGCAAATGAAAGAGACATCGGCTTACAATACGCCCGAAAAAAACACTAAAAAGAGCGATAACAAACCGTTATTGCCGCCTCCGGCTAAGAATGCTAACGGCTCTCCCGGTTTGTATAAACCAAGAGGGATGGGAGCGTCCAGTGGGTTTATGGGTAAGTACGCTTCGGCAAAAGCTTTGGAACATGCCGTCAACCTGTATTTTGATAAGAAGCTTGCAGATGAGAAACCGCTTACTATTGCGGGATTAGCATTGTCGTTAGGGTTTACTACAAAAGAAGCATTAAGACGGTATGAGGAGAAGGGAGAGGATTTTGCTGATGTTATTGATACTGCTAGAACACGAATTGAGGAGTGGAAGAACGAATTGCTAATAGAGGGAGGAAGAAATGTAAACGGCATCGTATTCGATCTAAAAAACCATCACGGTTACAGTGACCGCATCGAGCAGAAGACCGTGGTAGAAACCGGTGACTCTTTAACCCAATTGCTATCCGCTTTGCAAGGCAGTGTACTACGGCCTGTTATCGCTTCGACAGCAGTAAAGATAGAAGACAATACCGATACGGAAGAAGCAGAGTATTACCCAAGCGATGACGATGTAAGTGATTTTTTACTTAATGAGTTTGAAGATAAAACCTTTTCCAACGACGATTATGATTTAGAAGATTTGGTTTAATCATGAATACATTACAAATATTAACGTTACTAATAAAACAGTTTGAAGGCTGTTCTTTAAAGGCTTATCTTTGTCCGGCGAAGGTGCTCACGATCGGTTGGGGCCAAACTCACGGGGTAAAAGAAGGGATGCTCTGGACGCAAGAGCAAGCCGATGAAGACCTACTCAAAGAAGCAACGGCTTGCATTGAACAGGCTTTAAAAGTCAGTCCAGTTCTCATACATGAATCTTCTAAACGTCAAGCGGCCATAGCTGATTTTATTTACAACTGTGGAATAACCAATTACAAAAGCTCTACACTAAAGAAAAAAGTTGACGCAAAGGATTGGCCAAACGCAATCATTGAGATTAAGAGATGGAACAAGGGCGGTGGTAAAGTGCTTAAGGGTTTAGTTAAACGTAGAGCTAAAGAAGCGGAGCTGTTATTATGAAAGCAAGAACAATGATGGACTTACTAAATTGTCTACTTATGGAAAGTGATCCAAAAGAACTACCGGATGCGGATTGCGATAACTGTAAATTCAGACAAGTCGCTTATGCAGAATACCGGAACCAGCACTGCTATATGTTTGAAGAAAGTCCCGGAGATAAATGTGCTCAATTTAAAAAGTATAAACATTAGGAATACCGATATGATACCAATGATAGCGCAACCTATGTCAATACGATCTTTATGGCCAATTATAATAATTATTTTGTTTACAGGTGTAAACTACGCGGATGCCAGTTGTCGATCAGCCGCAGTAAAAAGGCAGTTTGATAAAGCGCAAGGCTATCCCCATGGGCGTAAAGGATATATAGTAGATCATATTTGTGCAATCGGCCAAGGTGGAATAGATGAGCCATCAAATATGCAATACCAAACTCTAGTGGATAGTAAGGAAAAAGATAAAATAGAAAACACACCTTACGGTAAAGCTTTATATTGTAATTCTGAAAACTCAACACCAACCCGCCAAGTCTTTAATTGTAAGTGATAGCTACAATGACTATAGAAATAGAACTTTTTAATTTCTCTAACGATGTTAAACCACTTAAGCACCCTAAGTGCAAAGGCGTTTACGATGAGTGGTCGGGTTATTCTGATTGTGAATACAACACCACTTTAATGTGTGAAGATTGTAAGTACGGCGTTGGCCGTAAAAATCCTGAAGCTAAATGTAATCAGATAGGGTAGAAAATGCTCTCCATTATAAATAATAAAAATAACCATGGCTTATAAAAAACCAGTTGCTTTAACAACACCCATGCCGGGTTTTGATTTCACTGAAGCGGATTTAGCTAAGGGGTTATCTGATCCACAATGGCGTTTAAGCCATATCTATTCCATCATCGATGCAAAGAAACAAAAGATTACTTTTAAACCGAACGATGCCCAGCAGATGCTGTTTAATGATGTGCATACCCGAAACATTGTACTCAAAGCACGAAAGCTAGGGTTCTCTACAGCTATTGCGATATTAGGATTGGACACGGCGCTTTTCTCCCCTAATGAAACGGTGGTGTTCATTGCGCAAGATATGTCCAGTGCTGAGGCTATCTTTAGGGGTTTAATCCGCTATGCTTATGATAACTTACCAGAGCCCTTGAAGAAAGCCCTGCCATTGGAAGGATTGCCATCTAAGACAGCGTTGGCCTTTACCAATAAGTCGGTTATTGAAGTGCGTACCTCTTCTCGTGGTGGTACACCGACATTTTTATGGGTATCTGAGTTTGGTAAGATCGCGGCTAAGGATAATGGTAAAGCGAAGGAAATTATCACAGGGTCTATTACCTCAGTAGCGGAAGACGGTTTGATTTTTATTGAGTCAACTGCGGAAGGAAACTCAGGGGCATTTTTTGATTTAGTCGATACGGCTAGGAAGTATAAAGAAGCCGGTAAGCCCTTACTCAAGATATCGTTTAAGTTTTTCTTCTTTGCTTGGTGGCAGGAGAAACGTTATGTCGCTCCGCCAGAGTTAGTGACGTTGACTAAACGGGATGAAGAATACTTTGAAGAACTAGAAGCGGAGATTAAAGTAAAGCTAACGCCTGAACAGAAAGCCTGGCGCGTTCAGTATTGCGCAATTACTTATTCCGGTGACGAAGAGATGTTCTGGCAGGAAATGCCGGCAACACCTGACGAAGCTTTTAAAGTATCACTTGAAGGTTCTTATTTCAGAGAACAGTTTAGGGCATTACGTAAAGAGAGAAGGATTGGTTTGAATCCGGTTGATGAGATGTATCCGGTATCGGTGTTCTTTGATATCGGGGCTTCAGATGAAACTTCAGTTTGGGCAATACAAAAAAAGCCTACTCATTATTCGGTGATCAACTTTACCGAAGCCAGTGGGGAGACTTTTAAGTATTTTGTAGATGTTATTAACGGTTGGGGCTATGTCGTTGATCAGTGCTTCCTACCGCATGATGCTAACCATATGCGACAAGGGCAAATGGTTAATACAACACCGGCAGACATGGTTCAACAACTAGCACCCTTTTGGCAAGTATGGGTCATCCCTAGAACGCCTGATAAGCAGATGGCTATTCAACAAGCGCGTAACGTATTAAGGCAATGTGTGTTTGATGAATCTAATTGCCATATGGGATTAAAGCATCTTGAAGCGTATCGAAAGAAATGGGATGCAAGAACAGGTACATGGTCTAAAGTTCCCCGCCATGGCCAAGAATCAAACGCAGCAGATGCGTTTCAACAGTTTGCTCAAGCGGTTGCAACAGGTGCGTTTACAGCAGTAGGTCGCTCCAGCATGTATGGGTCTGACCCAATTATTGAACCAGAATTAGGATTTTAAAATGACATTAACCTTAGTACCTAAAAAACCAAAAACAAACAAAAACAAAACTGAAACCGAAACCGAAACCGAAACCGAAACGAAAACCTTAATCCGGATACCAATATTACTCTGGAAGAAGTAGCGCATAATTTAGGGTATTCGGATGAGTGGATATTTAAAAATATTATTAATGCGATGGGAGCTATTGGCATGATATATGCTGACCATGCTGAAGAAGACGGTATTGCCTTTCTTATTAACACAGGACACGAAGAATATAATGTGGAAATAATCGTGCATAAAGTTCCCCTAGATATGAAAAGTTCCCGTGGGCTAGACTCGTAAATTCTTGTCAAAAACAGCGGTGTATGCTATTAATAGCGAACAATGAATAGGAGAATAAAATGACCGCTGTTCCTTTCCCACCTAAAAATAAAGTTACTCAACGAGTAATAGAATATGAAACTTTACTGCAACAAGCGCGAGGAGGGCAAGAACCCCCTTATGCAAAGTATGAGTTTGGTGGTGGTCGTAAACGTTTTATGTCTAACCTAAACCCTTTCTCCCCTTATGAAAAACCAGTCTCTATTACAGGCGGTGTAACAACACATCTACCTGATCCAGAACTGGTTTCTACTAATCCTTAGATAACCCATAAGCATAACAATAACCCATGATAGAAAACACACCTATTAAGAAAAGACATACCCCAAGAATAGACCCGGTTAGTGATACCGTTCCTCAAGACTGGAAAAGTGAAGAGGAAATGTTGGCCAAAGAAGCCTTGCGTATGCTGCACAAGCATTATAAAAACTGGGCATGGGGCGTAGAGTTCTCGGCCTGTGACGGCAAAGAGATGAGTTCAATGATCATCCGGTTGTTGGATGTGCCAACAGATATCGTTTATGTCATTAACTATAAGGACATTGATAAAGATCGTATGCTTTGCGTTATGAGAGCCGGCGGTTTGCTATTAGAAGCATTAGGGATTAAACCGGATAGAGCTAAAGGCGATGCGATTAGAGGCATGATGACTAACGCAGCCGGTTTGCTTGTACCTAACCATGCGGCTATGCCTGAAACTAATACGGGTTATGCCAAAGTGAAAAAAGAATTTGAAGCACTAACACCTGACCGTATTATTACGTAAGTATACAAATATTTACGTAAACTCTTTATAGTCGTGAGACTAAAACAACAAAAGGTAAAAGAATGGCTATTATCAGTGACACATCAGGTCCGCAAGCAAGTCTCGAAGGGGGACAATGGAGACCTTCATCTTCAGTAACGGCGCCCATTGTAAATTCGGTTGAAGCTGAACTTCAACAACGTGCGCGTGATACTAGCCAAACTGATCAACCTAAATCTGCTCAACAAGATACGCAATCGGCAGAAGGTGCTAGCACTGAATCAGCTGATTGGCTACGCATGGCTAGGAATGCGTTTGAAGCCTCCGATGCGTGGATGAAGATTAACCTACGTGCTGAATGGTCAAGGAACTTACGCCATTACCATTCTGAACACGCGGAAGGCTCACCTATCTTATCGGATGCTAATAAGCATCGCTCAAGTTACTTTTGGCCAAAGACCAGAACGCTAGTCCGAGATATCCAAGCGGCGGCCACCAGTGCCTTTTTTGCCAGCTCGGATGTCGTAGCCATAGAAGCTGAAGATCAGGATGATCAACAACAAAACGAAGCGGCTAGCTTAATGAAGGAGTTGGTTAATTACCGTTTAGCTAATTCTATTCCTTGGTATCAAATATTGTTAGGCGGTATTCAAGAAGTAGCCGTATTAGGCATGGTCGTTTCCCATCAATCTTGGGAGTATCGGGAAAAGGAAACCGTAATCGGTCAAGAAATTGACCCATTAACCGGCGAAATGGTTGAGCTGTATACAACTGAAACGATAGTTGATAAACCTAACGTCCGCATTGTACCTGCTGAAAATCTACGCATTTCACCGGCATCTGATTGGTTAGACCCCATTAACTCATCACCATACCTGATTGAAATGATCCCGATGTTCTTAGTGGATGTTGAAACTAAGATCAGAGAAGGTAAAGACAGTAAGAACGGTGAACCTTCTTGGAAGGATATCGGTAAGAATATGTTAATGGCAGCTGGAGAAAGGGGAGATTTTGATACCACCCGAAGAGCCAGAGCCGGACAGAACCATCTTGATCCTAAGTCTTATCAGATGGAATCGGTTGATGATTTCAAAATGATTTGGATACACCGTAACATAGTACGTTACAACGGTGAAGACTGGCTGTATTACACTGCCGGCACAATGCTCATGTTGTCAGAGCCAGTATTACTGTCATCGGTTATCCCTTGGGCAAATGGCAAACGCGATTATGCGTCAGGTAAGCTTGAAGTTGAAACTGATAAAGTTTACCCAAGCAGTGCGGTATCTTTAATAGCCGGTTTGCAAAAATCTTTAAACGAAATCAAGAACCAACGAATTGATAACGTTCGTCAAGTATTAAACAGAAGATACTTATACCGTCAAGGCAGTCAAGTTGATGTTCGGGCGTTAAGTCGTAATGTTCCCGGCGGACTGATTGGTATCTCAGCACCCGGTGCGCTGGATAGTCATGTAATGCCTTTAGCGACAGCGGATGTCACCAGTTCAAGTTACCAAGAAGAAGATAGAATCAACTTGGCAGCGGATGATCTATCAGGTTCTATGGCCGGCAGTACGGTTAACTCTAATCGTAAAATGAACGAGACAGTTGGCGGTATGGAGATGATGCAGTCTGCCGGCAACCGTGTTCGTGAAATGGAACTACGTACCATTACTAAAACATGGATTGAAACAGTATTACATCAAATCATTCAGCTTGAATCGATGTATGAAACCGATATCACGGCAATCACTGTCGCTTCTAAGAAAGCCAAGTTGTTACAAGTATTACCTGAGTATTTTGACCATAAGTTCTCTGTAACGGTTAACGTAGGTGCTGGCGCTGTAAGCCCTAGCCAACGTATCCAAAAGATTTCTACCGCTATCTCAACGGTTATTCAGTTAGTACCGGATGCAGCAGCGGCTATCAACGGAAGAGAGATTGCCAAAGAGGTATTTGGTGCAGCCGGCTATGATAACGGTGAACGCTTCTTTGATTTTGCCAAAGCAGAAGAGATGAAAGCTAACCCACAAACTGATCCAAAAATTGAGTTGGCTCAAAAACAGTTAGAGGAAAAATCTAAGTTTGAGCAAGGTAAACTTGAAGTGGCACAAGCTAAGATTCAGTTGGAGAATGATAAACTAACATTGGCAATGAAGGAAATGGAAGCCAAGATTAATTTGTTAATTGCTCAAACAGCAACCACTAATGTAACGGCTGTTTACGAAGCCACTCAAGCAGCAGGAGTCATTGCCCAAAACCCAGGCATTGCACCGGTATCCGATGAGATTCTAGCGTCTTCAGGCTTTTCTGATCATAACAAAGCACCGATTGTATCTGAAGTGACCCCTCAACCCGGCATGGTACCGCCAGCAGTAATGCCACAAGCGCCTAACTATCACCCTAGCCAACCACCTTCTGCCAGATCAGGTTTGCAAGCAGGGATAGAAACACCGGAGATTGAAGCAAGAGCAAAAGGAGGACCGGTAAACGAAGGGCAACCTTATCTTGTAGGGGAGAAAGGACCAGAAGTTATTGTACCTAATCAAAGCGGAACAGTAGTTCCTAATAACTACGCGCCAGCAATAGCTAATACTGGTTTAACCCAACCTGATTTGACTCAACGCCATCTGATGCGAGATGATATGTCAGCTAAAGGTCAAGGTTTTTACGGAAATGTAAGCGGCACCAGCAATGCTGAAGCGCCAGCAGTAACTGAGTATTCGATAGGGGTTGGAGTTCCAAAAGATTACCAACATATCCCCGGTCTAAACCCCAGTACAGCTCCGCTACAGTTAGAAGGCCATCAGAAGTATTATGATGCACCCTCTATTGTTCCCGGTCTTAACCAAGAACAGTTACAAAATATAGCCGCCGGTGAAGTATCACCAGAAGACTATGCCAATGCAGAACGCGCAGCAGCCGATAGACAATGGCAAGGCAAACCAGTATTTGCCAAACCAATTGAACCGGTTACTGAATATCCTAAAAATGGAATAACCAAACGTAAAAAATAGCCCCCTCTATGGATGCCCCTAAAAAGGCATCCTTTTTTTATTGTATTTTTAACGATGCGTTGTATAGTAAAAATGTCGGTGTAGTAACCGTTAAATAGAAAATTAAACAAAGCTTTTTTCTTTACGTCGGTGGCGCATTTTCTAGCCATTACTACCCGACTTAGGAAAGAAGCTTTTTTTATGCGAGAAAGAAAATGAATGAACTAATAAATGTAAATGTAATAACTATGTCTTCTTTAGAAATAGCTAAGTTGACTGATAAAAACCACGATAATGTTTTAAAAGACATTAGACGTATACTTGATGAAGCAGAAATAGGACACGTTCAATTCAACGGCTCGTATTTAACAAAGCAAAATAAATTATCACGTTGCTTTAATCTCCCACGCAGAGAATGTGACTTAATTATAACTGGGTATTCCGCTAAATACCGTTTAGCAATAATAGATCGTTGGCAAGAACTAGAAGCGATTCAGGATAAACCAGTAATGGATGAACTTGAAATGGTAATTGCCTCCGCTCAACATCTTATGGCGGTTAGAAAAGAGCAAAAAGAGCAAGCTTTACGGTTATCTGAATTGGAAACATCAAACAAAGAGGTATTGGCCAGACAAAACGCTATAATTGAAGGGTTAAAGTTTTTTACAGTCTTAGGATACGCAAATCTAAACAACCTTCAGCATTTAATTTTAAAAGATGCACAAACTATCGGTAAAAGAGCAGCGCATTTAAGTCGAGAACGTAATATACCTATTGATAAAGTCCGTGACCCTCGCTTTGGCCAAGTAAATGCTTATGCAGAAGTCATATTGAATGAAATTGTTGCAGAATATTTAGGATAAGGGTTAAAAAATGAACCAAGAAGTTAATCAATACAGTAATGACCCCTCTTTTAAAGCCGTTGCACTTGGTTTAGACACCGAACGGTTCATAGCAGATAGCAAAATAGGTGTTTATTTGGTAGAAAGGGCGCACCAATGTCGAATTAACGCCTTAGAACAGCTGGCTACCGCTAACCCAATCGATTCTGATGCCATAAGAGAGCTACAATGGGCTGCAAAAGTCCCTGATTTGTTCCTTTTGTGGCTAGATGAGGCAATTTCTACGGGAACAGCAGCGGAAGAATCAATTAGAGTAGAAGATTCCTATGGGAGATAGCGGTTATGGGGGAGAAAAAACTCACAGAAGAGGAGAATAGAAAAAGATCGGCTTTACAGTTGCGAGCAATTAACGAATGGAGGGCTTCTTTAACAAAAGAAGAGCGACAAGAGCTTTTTGCAAGGATGAAAGTCCAAAGACAAGAAAATATAAAGTCAAAAGCCGAAAGAAACCGGCTTCTTGCCGTTATTGAAAACGCTAGAAAAGAAGCTGAAGCGGAATTAGCTTTGCGCCGTCAGCAAACTTCAAATCACCGAGCACAAAAGCGAATGTGGTCTTTGCAAGTCAAGCATCAGCTAGTAAGACGTAAAAATTACAGGGATAACAAAGAAAGATGGATAGAATACAAGCTGGATATGCTAAATGACAGGGAAGAATGGGCTAGGTTAAGAAAATGGATGCGGGAAAGGAAGTTTGATAAGACCCTCGCCCTTGATAGAGAACGTTTAGAGCAATTACTTGCAGAAGTAACCGGAACTACAGTTGCAGAAGGGCGTTTTTTCTCAGCTGCTATAGAAGGCGTAATAGCTAACGAGCTTAGAGACCTTAGAAAGTTTGAGATATATGGTGTCGGAACGTTAATACCTAAAATACATAATGGTAAATTTACAGTAACTTTTGAAATAGACCCTAAACTAATACCTAAAGAGGGTGATTTTAACCCCTCTTATTTAGATGGTTTGGATAGGTATAAAGATTACCCATTAAAAAACTTAATATAAATGTTATTTTTTAGAACGGGATTTGAAAATACCTTTTGCTTTATCCGCCTCCATAAAGTCTTTACCGACTGATGGAGGTATACCCACTTTCTTTGCAAATGCTGGGTTATGAGCGGCAGCTAACATGAGGCGGTGTTGTTTTAAACTGGTACTTGGCATTTTAATCTCCTATAATTTTAAAGAATATAGAACAAAACCTAAGTAAAGTATATAAGTAAAAACGTTGACATTAAAAAGTAATAATGTTATCAATTATCCAACGTATAGCTGTAAAGCTAGACCTTTCCCAGAGCAGGATTTCTAACATGGCCGTAAAAAATAAAGTTCCACCAGTCGATGCTAATGCCCAAGCTCGTGACAGAGCCGGTAAAAAAGTAGCTGCTAAAAGAGGCGTACCTGAAGAAGTTGTTTCAGAAACCCCAGCAGATATGCCAGCAGATATGCCAGCAGAAGCACCGGCAGCAGAAGCAGAAGGCGGTATCGTTGCTGAAGCAGAAAAAGAAGTAGCAATGGTCAATGAAGAGGCTAAAGAACCAGAAGGCCAACCTGAAATGGAAGGTGAGCCTGAAGGCGAAGCTGAAGCTGAACCCGAAGCTGAAGGCGAAGCTGAAGCTGAAGCGTATACACCAGAAGGTGAAGGTGCTGCACCCGAAGCTGAAAGCAAACCAACCGGTGAGTACCAACCACCTGAAGGCGCTGGCCATGACGAATTGATTGATCAGTATCACGAAGCACTAGCCTTTGGTGATCTTGATTCTGCTAAGATGTTATACAAGCAACTTCATGAGCACCGGTACAAAGAAAATTCGCACAGGTCAGTATCTGATGCTCAAGCTTCTAAAGATGAACAAGAATATTTAGATACTGCTAAAGAATTAGCTGCTCTTCATCCTGAATTGAACGTAGACGGTATTGAAGCAGATAAAGTTTTAGCTTTAAAAGATATCTATTGGCAAAACGGTGATCGTGAAGCTGACGCTTTACGCAAAGCAGTTGCCGATCTATATCCTGAAAGCGCAGCAGCACCAGCACCTGTTGAAGCACCAGCACCAGTTGAAGAACCTGCTGAAGAACCTGCTGAAGAAATGCCGATGGCAGCAGAAGCAGCTCCTGAAGCGGCTCCTGAAGCAGCAAACGTTACTGAGATGCCCGGCATGGAAGAACGTAAAGCAAGAAAACGTAATATCCCGTCTATTCCTTCAGCGTCTGCTAAAGTAGCACCGCCAGAAGAAGCACCTCAAGCAACTCGCTCAAGTGCAATAGCGGATATGAAAGCAAGACGTAACCAAGCATAATATTTTTTTAACCTTTCGTCGAGAGGCGGAATAATCCCGTTCGGAAAGTTTAAAAAACCGAATGTAATAAGTAGGAGCAATACAAAATGGCTGGACAAATCTGGAGTGTGAGTGACGAAGGTGGATACATGTGGAGTCCTAACCTTTCACAATATCTGAGACTACAAAACCTTCCCGTAGTTAAATTTAGACAGTTGTGCGATGTTAAAGAAAGCGATGCTGATGGTCGTGATCTTTTAGGTAAACACCGTGGCGACACTTGGTCTTGGAACGTTTACACTAAACTGTCTCAAAAAGGCAGAGCGTTAGACGAAACAGAAAAAATGCCAACTAGCGGTTTTAAAATCGCTCAATACTCAGCTAAAATGAGTGAGTTCGGTAACTCTGTTGAATACACCGGCAAATTGGATGATTTATCTGAGCAACCAGTAAAAGAAGTTATCCGCAAAATCCTGAAATTGGATGTTGCTGAAACTATGGATATTGCAGCTTGGACTCAATTTAACCAAACTTTGTTGAAAGTATCTCCTTTATCAGGTAGCAGCACTACTGCAATCGATCCTTTATCAGTTAATGGTGTACCTAGCCAAACCAACAACGTTGCGTTCGGTAAAGGCCATGTAGAACCTATTTCTACAATGATGAAAGAACGTGGTATTCCAGCTTATGAAAACGGCGATTACATGGCTATTGCCAGACCGTCTGCTTACATTCAGTTGAAATCTGATTTGGAAGGTATCCAAACTTACACTGAAACAGGTCTTGCTCAAATCAAGAACGGCGAAATCGGTCGTTACCGTGGTGTTCGTTTTATCGAACAAACTCACATTCCTGCTGGCGGCGCTGCTGATTCAACTACTTTCAACCCACAAACCGGTACAGCTGACGCATGGAACAATGCTAAATCTGATTGGATTTTCTTTATGGGTTCAGATACTGTTGCTGAAGGTGTTGCAATTCCTGAAGAAATCCGTGGTCAAATTCCTGGTGATTTCGGTAGAGAACGTGCTATCGCTTGGTATGCTTTGGAAGGTTTCGGTTTAAGCCATCCAGATGCTGCAAACGGAAGAATAGTAAAATGGGACTCACAAGCTTAATAAAATCAATAACTTAGCTAGTATTTAAACAATACTTGCATTTAAGCATTGATTATTTAAATTATTACTATATGCTTTAATATTTATAAAACTAGATATTAAGGTGTGTAGTAATGATGATAGAAGCAGAAAAAGAATACCTACAACTGATAGAAAAAGCTAAAAACCGAAACATAAAATGGGAACCTTTTAAATATGAGGAACACCATATTAAACCCAGATGTATGGGTGGAACAAATGATAAAAGTAATTTAGTTTTATTAACGATAAAAGAACATTTTAAAGCACATATATTATTAGCAGATATATACCCTGATAATAATGGATTAGCTAATGCTTGTATTAGGATGATAAGAAGCCATCAAGGAAAAACATTAAACTTAGATGAAGCGGCAGAAGAATTTGAGTATTTAAGAATTAGGGCAGCAAAATTTATTTCTAAATTACAAAAAGGTCGTAAAAAAACCAATGAAGAAATAGAAAACATACGTACTTCCAGACTTACTGCAAAAAGCAGAAGTTTTTCTGATGAAGCTAAAGCAAATATGGCTGAAGCAAGAAGAAAAACATGGGAACAACGAAGAGAAAACGGTACCGATAAAGAAATAGCGGCTAAAACAAGAGCCACTAGAATAGCTAACGGTAGCTACAAAATTAAAACTGAAGCTCAAATGGCGCAGTTTAAAACCATGGTTTTAAGTAGAGAACCTTGGAATAAAGGAAAAAAAGGTGTAATATCTGATGAGACTCGTCAGAAAATGAGCCTAGCTAAAAAAGGAAAACCTCATGTTAACAAAGGTTCTGTAGGTAAAGAAGTTTGGAACAAAGGTAAGATAGGTGTTTCAGAAGAAACACGAGCTAAGATGCGAGCATCAAGGCTTAAGTATATAGAAAACAACGCTAACCCGGCAATGTAAGTTTTTGGGTAACACAATGTTTACTAAGTTATAGCACTTAACAGTCATTAGACTAAAGTGTACACAAATAGATAATTTAAGGATATTTAACATGGCATCATATGCAAATCCAAAAACTGTAACCTATACTAGAACTGTTGCCGGTGCAACAACTGCTACTTGGTCACTTTCACCTCCACTAGGTTGCACTCAATTTCGTGTTGCTGGCATTAGTGCTTCTGTAACAACTGCTTTTGTTGGTACGACTACTCCTGCTAAACTAGGTGTTGGTGTTGCCGGTAACGTAAACGTAGCTGGTTTTATTGATTTTGGTACTGCTGCGGTACCTGCTGCTGTTAACACAGCGGTCGGTTTTAGCAGCCAATACATCAGAGGCACAAACCCTGTTTACGGTACAGTTAATTTAACTGGTACATCTAATACTATTTCTGGAACACCTACCATTCCTGAGGTAGTTGGCCCAGCTCTGATCACTTTGACAGCTTCTACTGGCGGTACGCCAGCTGGCGCGGCTATTGCTGAAATTACTTTAGACTGGTTCTAATACAAACAACATAAAATCTTTAAGGAGATTAACATGGCAGATTTTAATGCAGATGACAGCAACAAAATGGCTGTTAACACAAGCTTTCCTAAATCAGGTTTATCAGCTGGTGTAACTGATGGTTTATCTATGGTGGAATCACTTCCACGCGGTAACGTTGAAGCAGAACAAAAAACTTCTGGTTCTATTTTCCGTCAAGAAAAGATAACTGAATCAGTATCAGGTAACGGCAAAAGTTTTAACTTTTTACGTTAATTATGATTACCATTCAAGCAAGTATTGTCTTGAATGGTCTTGATGCCGGTCATTACAATGATGATCCGGCTAAAGACCCTGTTCAGACAGGTTTTATAGACGAAGGCTCTTCATGCGCTAGAACGGGTACCGCTTGGGATGATACAAGCTATGGAACAAGTTATGGGCATGGTCGACGTTTTGAAAATGAAGAAACCCCAAGCATGACTAAAATACCAGGAAGGAATACTCCAGATGTCGCTCGATAGATCAAGACCTTATTCAGAAATTGACCCTATTAATGCACCAATTGCTTATATGCAAGATGGTGAAAAGTTTGATAAAAACGGTGAATCTTTAGAAGAAGTTAAAGTAAAAGCTCCTACTAAAACGTCAGTATCTGCTAAAATAGCAGCTTCTGCCAAAGTAGAAGAACCTTCTGTAGAAACAGCGGAAGATATAGCTTAAACACCTACCTGATGTAAAAATCAGGCCAAACAGTTAGGACACCGATAACATGCTAACGCTTGCAGACCTGCTCCGCAGAACTAGATCACGCTTAGATGACTCGGTGGCTCCTTACCTATGGTCAGATGCAGAGTTAATAGACTGTATCAACGATACGATAGCGGATGCCGCTATACGTGCAAATTTATCAGTACAAGATGATGTCCCTGTTGTCTTTACTCAGAACGTAGACTTAACATGGAAAGCCAAATACGCATTGCCCAGCAATGCGCTTTCAGTTAGAAGCGTTTATCTAGCCTCACAACCTCAATATCCTCTTACCCGTACCAGTTTTAGCAGCATTGAAAGAAATACTAACAGTATCCCTACTCAATTAGGTTCTCCGTATGCCTATGCACTTGATCAAACTAAAGCAGGAACCGGGGATTATTCAGGGATGTACGTAAGAGCTATTACTTTTATAGGTACGCCAACAGTAGCTGATACTGCGATGTTAAGTATTGTACGTCTACCTAATATACTAGAAGTAAGTGACGATATTCCAGAAATAGATGAAATGTTTCAACCCGATTTGATTTACGGAATAACCGGATTAGCTTATTTAAAAAGAGATACCGATACGTTTGACCCTAAAAGGTCACAACGAGATTTACAGATTTTTACCGATCGATTTGGAGAAAGGCTTCCTTCGGTTGTAATACGGGAACGTCAAACCGACAATCCTATTGAAATGATACTATACTAATAATATTTAATAATAGTATAAGGACTCCAAATGGAACATTTAATATCGCTTTTATTCTTTGCGCGTGACATAGCACACAGAGAACACTTAAAAACAAAGTCTTATGCACAACATATGGCTTTAAACGGTTTCTACAGTGCTATTGTAGATAATGCGGATGCTATAGCCGAAGCGTATCAAGGTAAATACGGTTTATTAACTAATATGGCTATTCTTGGACATAGCGGCGATATGCCAATAATAGATGAGCTAACCAGCCATTTAGAATGGATTAAAGAAAACAGATATAAAGTATGTTCAAAAGAACATACAGCAATTCAAAATTTAATTGATGTTGTGGAAGAAACATATCTTTCTACTTTGTATAAGTTGCGGTTTTTAAGTTAAAATAGTGCAAAGGCAAAAGAAGTTACTATGCCACAATATACGGAATGCGAAAGCAATAAAAGGTGTGTAGTAATGGCAGATATAAATTGCAGATTAGCTAAAGTCGAACAAAGAATAGACGGTCTATGTCGTGAATTGAACGACGACAAAGAAGAAAACCGTAGGCAATCCGATAGAATATTTGATGCGTTAGACGAATTAAAAAAAGACGGGGAAAAACATAAAGGGTTCTTCGGCGGCATTGTTTTTACAGTTGGTGCTCTGTTTGCAGCCTTTGTGTATTTCTTCGGCGATAAAGTTCATTGACATTAGCACGTATAAATAGTATTTATATACGTTAAATAAATTATCCACCCGATAAGAGGGTTTCAAAATGTTGGTATCAAAGTTTCTCGGTATTAGAAACACCGAACCTATTAGATCGATACCAAACAACGCTTGTTCTGAAGCAGTTAACGTAGATATCTCGGTAGAAGGCGCTATTAGCCAACGTAATGGTTGTTCTTTAGCTAAATCAGTCTCTATATCAACTGCGTATTCAACTTTTGATCAATCTGTATACATCATATCAAACGGTATTTTAAATAGAGTACGAGATGATCTAACGCTCATACCCATTTGCCCATCAACGGCAACAGAATTTACAGACTTCGGTGAAGTGCTTTTTACTAACGATGGTTTGAAGATTCAAAATGATATTGCTATTAATATTAAAATACCAAGCCCTGAAATACCTCCAAATTTAATCGCTACAAGCGGAAATAGTTTTGCCGGCACGTACAGTGTTTGTTACACGTATCGATCAGCTGACGGCATGGAGGGAGGTTCTTCCCCTATATCCTCAATAGAACTAACAACTACCGGTGGATTTTCTGTATTGCCTATAGTAGCACCTGTTGGATTTACTGCTATTGTTTATATCACGGATGTAGATGGCGCCGTGTACTACAACGCGGAGGGCATTCAATTAGCCCAATATCAAACAATATCACAACCGTTTCCGGATAAAGTAAAGCAAATAGCTTTTCACGATAGCCGGTTATGGGTAAGCCAAGCGCAAAGTAACGGTTCAACAGTCATTTGGTTTTCCGATCCTTTTCTATACCATATTTACGATGCCATTAATGGTTATATTGTAGTACCCGGAGAAGTGCGCGGAATGATGTCCGCTAATGGCGGTCTTATTATCGGTACAGATAGCGTAATATATGTGTTTGACGGGGATGTATTGACTACTTTGGCAACTTATGGCGTTATATCAGGAAGACCATTTGCTAGAGGGACTGATAAAACGGTTTATATGCACACTAAATGGGGTGTTTGTAGAGCTCTACCCTTTGCCAATATATCTTCTGATAAAGCATCTTTTGCTATGGGAGATAAATGCTCAACCGCTTTAGTTTATCAGGATGGGTTACAGAAATTTGTAGCCTTAACAGACGGTTCAGGCGTACCGTTTAACTCTCGATATTAAATTTTAAATATAAATATTAAGGAAACAAAATGATTTCATACTCAACAGGTCTTATTAATTCAATGATGGGTACAACCTCATTGAAAGCCACGTTAGCTAACGGCGTTATACGTGTATACTCAGGGGCTCAACCCGCTTCAGCTGATGCAGCAGCTACAGGTACATTGTTAGGTACTGTCTCTTTAGCAGGTGGCACTTTTACCGAGGGTACTGTTACTAATGGTTTGGAGTTTGATGCACCAGTAGGCAAGTCTATTTCTAAAGCAGCCGCTGAAGATTGGAAATTTAAAGGTGTAGCTGCGGGAACAATTGGGTATATGCGGTTTCAAGGTAATGCGGCGGATAATCAATTAAGCAGTGTTACATTGCCTAGAATCGATATGTCTGTAGGCATTACATCAGGGGACGTTAGGTTATCAACCGTTACTTCCGCCGTAAACTCTATTATTACAATAGATACTTTTACTATTACCGCTGCATAAGGATTAAACATGTCATTCTCAAACTATACAGAAAAAGCTTTATTGGATCATTTAAACGGTGTAACTGCTTTTACTGCACCTACTAATAAATACGTTGCGTTATATAAATCTGATCCAGGTGAAGCCAATTCAGGAACAGAAGTTAGCGCAACGACTGATGATACTGCCTATGCAAGGCAACTGATCACGTTTGCCGCAACTACTTTAGCAACCGGTATTGCTTTATCTTCAAATGCTCAAACGTTTGCTGCTGTTGTATACGGCTCTGGAGCAGCCGCTTATACAGTGACACACATAGGCATATTTGATGCGTTAACCGGAGGAAATTTACTTGAATCAACCGCTTTAGGTGCAAGTATTTCAAGAACAGTTGGTAAAACGTTAGCGTTTGATGTTGGCGCTATCACTGTTGCACTAGATTAAGGAATAAACCATGAGCGGCACTACAGTTATGCTGCTTCGCTCCACTGACACTGGAGCACCTAGATCATCAGGAACAGCAGGGGATATTACGACACTATTAGATGCGTGTTTAGTCAATGGCTACAACAGTCGTACCCTTACTAGCATAACTCGCTCAGGGGCTACGGCTACAGCTACGTTTGCATCGCACGGTTATGCAGCTGATGGATTAAGTAAGATACAAATTAGCGGTGCTAATGAAACCGAATACAACGGTACGTTTACCATTACCAATGTAACAACTAATACGTTTGATTTTACTGTCGCAGGAACGCCAGCAACTCCCGCTACCGGTACTATTACTTCCGTAGTCGCTCCATTAGGTTGGAGCAAAGCTTTTTCAGGGACTAACCTAGCTGCTTATAGAAGTAATGAAGGCGCCAGTACCCGTTTGTATCTTCGTGTAGACGATACGGGTACCACAACCGCCAGAGTTCGAGGCTATGAAGCCATGACGGATGTTAATACAGGAACAGGATTATTTCCTACTGATACACAGTTATCGGGAGGTTTATACATTAGTAAATCTGATGTAGCAACTACCGCAGCGCGTAAATGGATTTTAGTAGGTGATGGGTTTGAGTTTCATTTCTTTTATGTTTGTAATCCTTCTTATGATAATATCTATAGGCAGTTTCATTTTGGCGATCCTGCGTCTGAAATGGCAAGTGATCCCTACGGGTGTTTGATCTATGGTGATACGGCTGCATCATTATCCACACCCACCACGGGTTCAACAACTTATTTAATACAAACAAGCCCCTCACTAAGTGTATTTCCTGGATTTTACTTTGCAAGGCTCTATACCCAGATAGGAACATCAGTAGGTGCAAGTTTACATGGGAGTTATACTTTAGGTTCAGGTACTATAGGAGCGGCTACCTCGATATTCAGTTATCCTTCACCAGCTAATAATGGGTTATATGTAGCGCCTTTATTCTTAGCAGATACTTCTGTAATAAGAGCCCAGATAAAAGGAATATATCAACCCCTTCAAATTAGGCCACTTGGACACGGTGCGTTATTAGCGGCTAACGTTTCACCTATCGGTAGAAGAATATATACCATAGCAACTGCGTATGTAACTACAACACCCGGCGAAACTCATGTAGATATTGACGGACCTTGGAGATAACCTATGGCCGACCCAACTTATTCAAAACTCGTAAATACGGTACTAAAGAAATCGTTTTTAAGTTGGATTAGTTTACCTAAAAAATATAAAGCTATTCCCGCAAAATATACAGCCCTGCACAATTATAAAAACGCTATCTACGGAGGGACAGGTGTAATTTCAGGTACTGTAAAAATAGGAACTACCGCTGCTAAACGGAGGGTAAGACTTTATGAAAACAGTACCGGGATATTAATCAGAGAAATATGGGCTAACATTGATGGTACTTATTCATTTACAGGACTTAATAAAGGTTATATTTATACCGTTACTACTACAGATATAGGTAACGTATACAACGACATAATCTATTCAAATATAACGGCAACTTAAAAACATGGCCTATATTGATTTAACGTTTGCTGGAACTTACATTGCCCCTACGGGTAATGCAGTAGCGTTTGATTTTTTAGGGGATATAAGTGCAAAAGGAACTGCTGATATTGTTGCAAGTTCTGTTTTAACAGCAGATATATACCCTTTTGCAAATATTAGCGCAATATCAGATTTAACTGCAACAGGTTTAACCAATACTAATACAGCCACTTTAAACAGTGTAGCTAGTTTAACTGCAACAGGTTTAACCAATACTAATACAGCCACTTTAAACGGTGTAGCTAGTTTAACTGCGACAGGTTTAACCAGTACATCTTTAGCAAATATCAGCGCTTTAAGCAATATTGTAGCTACACCTAGAAACGAAGCTACTATATCCACTGTTTCTACTTTAAATGCTGTTGGGGTAATTAGTAACTATTCAGCAAGTATAAGTGCTTCAAGTAACTTAATAGTCGAGACCCTTTTTGCATCGGCTTCGATCTTGACTATTACAACTTTAATAGCGGTTCCTACAAGTGTAACATTTACTGGAAGTATAACAGCTACCTCCATGTTAACTTTATCTAATGTAGTAGATTTACCATTACCTTTACCTTACTGGCGAGATACAGTAGGAACGTATGAAATCAGATACAATTAACTTTTAAAAAAGGACATATCAATGGCACTTAAAGCATCAACAGCATTACGAAACAACATGTTGGTAACTGGTAGTTTAAAATCACAATTAGATGGTGGTTTTATTAAAATATATTCAGGAACCGTACCTTCAGATGCTGATTCTTCTATTGGATCAGCTGTTCTTTTATGCACTATAACTAAAAACGGTGATGGGTCAACAGGACTATCAATGGCTTCTGTAGCAGCTTTAGGTGCTGTTTCAAAGGCAAATGAAGTGTGGCAAGGTGTTAACGCATTGAGCGGTACAGCCGTGTTTTGGCGATTTGTAAAAACAGGGGATACCGGCGCAGCATCTACAACGGAAGTTCGTTTACAAGGTACAGCAGCAACTTCCGGGTCTGAGTTAGTAATGACAAGCGTTTCTTTATCTGGCGGAGCAACTCAAACTATTGATTATTTCTCCGTTGCATTGCCAGGTTAATTACGTAATATAGGAGTAATATCGGATGGCTATTATAAACAAAATATTTACTTTATGTCCTTCTTCGCCTGATGTTGCTCTTATTTCTACAGACAATGGGACTTCTTGGACTGAATGCCCTACGGATATAACCCACGATACAAGCGCTATATGTTCTAACGGTACCGTGTTCTGCGTTACACCGTATGACTCTGACATTGTTTTTACGACAATAGACGGAGATACTATTAATTACGGAACTTTACCTTCCATAGGTAACTGGAATAATATCGCATGGAATGGGTTGGTATTTCTAGCGTTACTTAATGATACCAATGTATGCGCTACATCTGCCGATGGAATAACGTGGGCAGAGCAGTTATTACCAGCAGAGTTAACTTGGAAAGGGTTAGTTTACGAGGCTGGAGTATTCTGTGCATTTGGTTACGGGGATGACGGGTTAGGAAATGAGATACCTTTAGCAACAACTTCACCTGATGGTATTACTTGGACTGAGTTTACACAACTGGATTACTACCCACCATTTAACCCCCCATCCTCACCTAGTTTTACACCAACTACTGCAAGGAGCAATCAAGTACATACGTTGTTAAACGGAGGTGGGTATATAGTTCTTTTGAATCCATACGGGGAAGGCGGTAGGGTAAACTACTCAACTGATTCGGGAGTAACGTGGGAACAGACATCAACAAGATGGAATTACGCCGGATATGCGCAGATGGCAGTGATGAACGGTTTAAACATCGTTTATTCGGGATCATATAGTTTTTACCCATTATTCCCGACCTACGATAGAGATCGTTGTTATTTCAGCAATCTAAAAAAATATAATATAGAAAACGATACAGATTTTATAGATGCGGACTACGGAACATCAAGTTCAATAGTAGCTACGTGGGGGGCTCCATCTAACGCGGTATTCAGTGTTACCTATACTGGAACACATTACTTAGTAATTACACGATTAGGGCTTCTTCGATCAACGGATAGTTTAAATTGGGAAGCTGTAGAAGATGATGGTGTAACACCGTACCCAGGTAATCGATTTGGAAACATCAACGCAGGTCAACGAATATTAACTGCGTCTTTAAATATCTCCGATGTAATTCCGCCGGTACCTAAGTTTTGGAAAGATTACATACATACAAAAGAAAAAGATTTTTAACGGAAAGCATAATTAAAAATAAGGCACACATATGTTAAAAGCTTTAATAGGTTAAACGATGACGACTTTTTGCGCGGTAGCCTATGGAACTGCGGTATCTGCCACATCCTCCAATGGGGCTACATGGGTTGAACACCCATTACCGGCATCACGAACATGGATTGATATCTGTTATGGGGGTGGTTTATTTGTAACCGTGGCTGCGGGGACAAATAAAGTTGCCATTTCCACGGATGGCATTACATGGAGCGAATACACGCTTCCAGTTTCAAGAAACTGGACTAAAATAGGTTATAACGCCGGTGTATTTTGTATCATATCCGATTCTGAATTTGCAGTTACTTCGGTTGATGGTATTACATGGTTTCAGCGTACTTTACCTTTATATACTAATAACGGCATTGCCTCAAACGGGTCTGTTTTTTGTGTAGTATCTGACGCTGGTGGCCCCAATGCGTATACATCTGCTAACGGTAGTACATGGACCGTTGGTTCTTTATCGCATGGTAGTATCGATATAGCTTTTAACGGCACAACTTTTTGCGCGGTACAATCATGGAGTAATGTCACATCCACCTCCAATAATGGCTTAACATGGGCGGACGCAACGGCAGCGGGATTTATGGGTTTTTCTTACCTGGGAGCGGGTAATGGGATATTCTGTGGAGTATCTGTAGGACCGGATACAATGACCTCCGCAGATGGAATTAATTGGACTGTTAACTCTGGTGTTATCCCTTCACGATCTTGGTCAAGACCAGCGTGGAACGGCAGTAAATTTTGTTGTGTAGCAATGGGTAGTTCCCAAACAGTGTCATCGGTAAACGGGAGTACTTGGACTATTAATGCTATGCCAGCCGCTAGGACTTGGATGGCTATTGCGGCCTCCTCAGCTTTGGTTGTAATAATTCCAGTAGCCAACTTTACGGGTACACCACTAAAGGGAAATGGACCTCTTACAGTTGCTTTTACAGATACTTCAATAAACGCACCTACCAGTTGGGCATGGATGTTTGGGGATGGAGCCACCAGTACAACACAGAATCCCACGCACACCTACGCAGTAAAAGGTGTCTATACAGTTACCTTAACGGTTACTAACACTGCTGGTAGCAATACGCTAATCCGCACAGGTTATGTGGAGGCACTTACGTCAGTTTTTTGGAAAGACTACATTAACTCGGAAGAATCCGATGTCTAATACCATAATAATCGGGGACATTGCTGAAGGCCAGAAATGGTTTGGACAAGCTGAGTTTTTAAAACAGCAGTTAGTTAGTATTTATAACCGTACTAACCAAAACATGAGCACATGGAAACAAGTAAATGCTGATGTAAAGATATTTATAAAGATGATTAATGGGCATCCACAAGCCTTTATATATACCGAAGGCGGTTATGAGTTTACAGTACCTATAGGATATATAAATTGGGAAGATTACGTTTATACGGGACTAGATTTCTACAACGGGGTAGAAACATCCCCCGCTAAAATATTAAAAAACGCTAATACATTAGCGGTACCTTACAACGTATGGTATTCATTGAATGGGTATGTAACAAATGGAGCGGCGGCTCGATATAGAAACATATTTCAAAAAATAAACGTCGACTACTTGTACACTTACGTAGGTCCCTCTAGGGTGTACTTTGGCGGTACTACAGAAAGTTATAAAAGTTCCAGCTTAGCAAGCGCGTCTGCCATAGCGGGTAAGTACCTATGGTACATACAACCAGGTGGTACGAGCACTAAGAGTATAGTATTTGTTGAAGATATGACATCTCAACAGATAGTTTTTTCAGGTTATATATTTGGTGAATGGGTTACCAATGCCTCCAACGATAAAGATGCAAAGGGGTTTTGGTCTTTTAATAGGGCAGGTGACAAAGCCTGTAGCGTTGTATGGGTACGCGATGCTGAGCGATTTGGTACTACACAACCACCTAGCCAATCAACTCCTACAATAGGAGAATTTAATACCTCCTACGTAATAGAAATAGGATTGATATTAGACGGCAATGGGAACTTTGCAGGTATACAGAAGTTAAGGGAAGGTGAGACTGAGGATTTTTGTATAGCCGCTGACTATGACTGGACTACTGAAGAAAATGAATTAGTTATAGCTACACTTTACGGATTTGATTATAGGTTTGGTAAGGCTATTTTAGCTACGGAAACTTCTATATCTAACGGAGATATACTAGGAGAAGTTGGGGATCATTTTTACACTGTTTATACGGCGGTAGATAAAGTTAGACCTAAACAACTATATGAATTAATATCGATTGCTGACTACGGTCTCGGAGTACGCGCTCAATATAACAATATTAAATCGCAGCATAGTGCTATAGATATATGGTTAAAAATAGCTACAGCGGACGGCACTTTAATACAAGCATTAGAACTAACGCATAACATAGATGTAAAGACTAAGGAATCCAGTGCAGGAACGTGGTATGAGGGCGAAGGCTCATCATTCATAAATTATATTTCAGGCCTTGATTTACGTATAAGGGGGATAACTGCGTATTCTTCAAACGGCGGAGTGTACGTAACAGCCTACGGTAAAGAATGGAGTAATGGAACAAATCTACAATCAAGTGGCAATCAAGTTCCGACTTCCGCTAGTAACTTTTATATACCCGATACGCTATATGCCCCTATAAAGATAATGATGATACCGCAAACTATAGCCGCTATACCGCATTTAAAAACCGAACCGTGGGAGATAAGAAACCTATGCGTCTACGCGCCTTGTATAATAAATGAAGAAACAGGAGATACTGATCCTAATAAAGCTTTGGATTTTAGGATAGATACTCAAACCGAACAAAGCGCGGCAACTGCTTTTCAAGAAGGGTACCACCGTAAAATATATGAGTTAACGCATACCGAAGCACCGTACTTAAATAGGTATTTTACTACCGGCGCATGGGCTAAGAAAAAGGAAAGGAAATGAGTAATATATTACAGAAACTTTTTATCGAAGAACCTGTATTAATATCGGGTTACACAATAAGCCGTTGGAATCCGCCAGTAACGCGAGTAACTACAACACCAGTTGTTCGATGGGTTCCAGGAACGTCTTATAGCCAGACAATTACTTCTTTTGGTGTAGGGTTTAACCCTCCATCTCCGTACTATACAGTAGCGCATTACACAGACGGTAGTACGACTTTACTGGAATCAGGGATACCTTTAACTAAAGAAGTATCGTTTGTTCAAATAAATGCGCTTAATGGATTATGGTCTGTTATAGAGTATTTTAATGCAGACGGGTCTACTACAACCACTATAAACGGTACTACAGCAGGGTATTACGAAACTAACTACGTTACTAAAACCGTAACTTCACCGGGATATTATTCGTACACCATACAACCAGATACCTACGAAATAGTATATAACCCAAATACCGGTTGGAATAGTTCTGCCCGTTCTATAGTTTCAATTTTAGGGAATGGTACGGCTACCTTCTCCCCTAGAGTAGATGTAACCGGAGCGGTCGTTGGGTTAAACGAAGTCTACGATAGCATTGGTAGCGATTACTTTGAGATATCTTTTGGCATCTTTTTTAAACGCGGTTTTTATAAAATTGTTGAGCAAGGGGTAGTAAAAACATCAAGTTTGGCTTACGTATCAGGGGATATATTCTCCATTTCACGTACCGATAACGAGATATTTTATGCAATAAACAACCAAGTATTTTATAAATCTACAATCCTATCTTTTGATGAACTGCTGTTAGATTGTTCTTTATATTCTGGCGGCGATTCAATATATAACGCCTCTTTAGTTAATGAGTCTGATGTAGTTAGCAGGTTTGCTGCTATTACGGCTATAGGCAACTTATACGCTAGACCTAAAGCGACAGCGGCTATATCAGCACAAGCAACCCTTGCTTTTAAAGGGGTATACAGCAACGCCAACGGAGTTAATGCCGCCGTTAATATAACTGCGGTAGCCACCTTAACAAACAACAAGCAGTTTGGAGGATATCCAGTAATATCTTCCATCTCTACATTAACTTCAATAGGTCGAACTTTAACGGGAGTAAAAGCCGCATTAGGGGGATTGACCGCAAACGCCACCAGCGGGTATGAAATCTACGCCGAGGTAGTAGCAAGCTTACCGTCCATGACAGCAAGCGCAGGAGCCGGTTCTGAAGTTGTTAATTTTACTTATATAGCTGCGGGATTTGACGCTCTAATTTTAGATGCTCGTTGTTTAACAGGCGAAACCAACTTAGACCATACTGTATCACTACAACCTTTGTCAGTTTTAGGAACTACTCACAACTCGTCAGGTACAGTACATTCAAAAACCAGTCAGATTAACGCCTTTTCAGTAATAGACATAGCAAAAGTAACGGCATCTGCTTCTATATTAGCTAATTCAACAGTTTATTTTAACGGAAACTATACGTTAGGGGGAAACAGCCTAGTCGTTTCTAAGGTTAACATTAACGCCTTTTCAGTAATAGACATAGCAAAAGTAACGGCATCTGCTTCTATATTAGCTAATTCAACAGTTTATTTTAACGGAACCTATACCGACAACGGGGACTTAAATAGCTACGCCGGTATGACGGGTGAGCTAGGGGCGATGGCCGTTTACGCAGGACAGTTTCCGGATTTAGGAAACTTTGCAGTATTACCGTTCATAACCTCTACTCTAGTAGTTTCCGGATATTCTTCTGATGTTAACAGTGCCGCTTTAACTTTTATAGATTCAACTATAGAAGGTTACGGCGGTGCTATAACAGAAGAAGACGCCATTAACTTTATTGACCTCTCTGCTTTTAGCTGTATCGGTACGCATTTAGATTATGGCAATGCCAATGTTGCATTCTCTACGTTTACGCTATCCAGTACCGGTATAGGGTACGGTACTAGCAACGCTTCTATTGGATTTATAAGTTCTACAATTACTAGCTTTGGCGGTGCTAATTCCGAATTAACAGCGCCTGTATTTACCTTGGCTAGTACCGGGTCTTACATACCTTTAGGCAATGCTACATTAGACTTCTTAACGTGGTCAGTATCCAGTACCGGTACGCTTGATGCTATTGGCAATGCCACTATAGGGTTTCCCGTTTTTACATCAGTTTGGGGCAGTGCGGTATTACCAGCACCGTTTTTAAATTTATCAGCAATCGGATCAATTACAGTTGCTAACGCGGTAGCCTATGTACTTAACATAGTGACTAATGAATCAACTCGGTATACTAACCAAAATTGGGATCATATTGTGGTGTTAGGTAATAAACCTTACGGTGTAACCTCAACAGGATTATATCTATTAGAAGGTTCTACAGATAATGGGATAGCTATTGATACCTATATGGCAACCAAAGAAACTGATTTAGGTACTAACATGGCTAAATCGATACCGACTATTTATTTAAACAGCGATACGTTAACATATACAACTGCTTATATGGATGGCGTTGCACAAACACCTCAAGCAAGCTCTTTTACTGGCCGTAAATGCCATCTATCAAGAGGTGCTGAAGCTAGGTATGTTAAGTTAAAAATATCAGGTATAAAAAACTTGCAAGGATTAGAAATTCTTCCTGAAATTAAATCAAGAAGAGTTAAATAAATTAATTTTATCCGCGTAGTCGGGAGTAAAAAATGTCAACAGTAGATACCTTAATAGCAAACGCCACAAGTAGAGCTAATAGTTACGCAAACGCAACTGATTTTTTAGTTAGTGAACTGCGAACGTTCATTAATAATAACCCTATAACTATAGCAAAACAGAATCTTGATTTAACGCATGTTGCTTTACCTACATACGTTACTCCTGATAAAGATGTTACTGCTATGCCGGTGTACGAACCACCAAAATCTAAATTACCGGTAACACCTAATTTAGCAGATATTAATCAAGTTATAGCGCCAGCGGCTAGAACAGAACCTACGTTAAATTTTGCAGGTCTTTTTCAACAAATAGCCCCATCTTCCAATTTACCGGACTTTAACGAAGCAGAACCCGATTTAAGCATAGATGCGTTAGTAGCTCAGATGGACGCTATTGCAGAACCTATTTTGCAGAACATAAGCATACCTACACTAACACCTTTAGATATAGGTTTGGCGCCAACATTAAATATACCGGCATTTGACGCGCCGCTACCGCCTGATGCTATCAATGATCCGGTAAACTATGCAACGGTTATGGATACTAAATATCAACAAATGCTGCCTGAAATGCAAAATTTCATTGATGATAAAGTAACCGGTTGGGTTAATCAATATGCACCAGAATATGAGTCTTGGAACTCAGCAATGCAAATCAAAGTTAGTAGTGCTTTGAATGGTGAAGTATTACCAGAGCAATACGAAACAGCCATGATAACAAGGGCTAGAGGACGGATTGAACGAGATTTTGATGCCATTGAGCAAGGTACATTAACTACCTATGCAAAACGAGGTTTTATGGAACCTCCCGGTGCTGTGATATCCGCTATGCTAACAGGCCGTTTAAAAAATGCTGAAGCTTTGGCCAATACCTCAACAGATATCTATATTAAAAAGACGGACGTTGAAGTACAACACCTTCAGTTTGTTATGAACATAGCTTCGGCTCAAATACAAGGAACTCGCGGTATTGCCATTCAGTATGCCGGTGTAGTTGGCAACAGTATGCAACAAGCCGCTTCATACGCTTCAAACATAGCAGATAAACACGCCAAGATTTTTGAACATTTAATGGCTAAATCAGACATAGCTATAAAAGTGATGGGCGCATTAAATGATCAATATGAAATTAGATTAAAAGCTGCATTATCAGGGTTGGAAGGGTATAAACTACAACTAGAAGCTGAGAAAGCTAAAAAAGACGTAGAGATTGCCCAAATACAATTTGTAGAAGGACAAATAAAGATTCAACAGCTTCAAGTAAGTACCTATACTGCTTTAATAGAAGCTGTATCACGTAAAGCATCTTTGGAAGAATTGAAGCTTAAAGGTTACTCTATTCGTGCGGATGTTTATAAAGCAACCACTCAAGCTAAAGTATCCGCTTTTGAAGTTTATAAAGCAGCATTATCTGGCGATAGAATGAAGATGGATGCTGAAATGACTAAACTTACAGTGTTTGAAGACTTGATCAAAATTGATCAAATTAATCTTGATACGCAAGTAAAAACGATAGAAGCTACAAAAGCCCATAACGATGCACTGGTAGAAGTCTTTAAATCAGGTGGGGAAGTCTATAAACTGGACATTGAATCAGCTGTACAAAAATTTACAGCTAATGCTGAAGTTAAGAAACTAGCCCAAACCGTTTATACTACTGAATTAGAAAATGCAATAAGCTCGTTTAAAGCTAATTTGGAAGTACCATTGGTTATGTTGAACGCCGCTATTAAGCAATATGAATTATCTGTAAACACAGCGATAGAAGAGTCTAAACTAGACATACAACGTTTAAATTTAGCAGAGGATGCTTCAAAAGCATCTGTTAGTGCTTACGGAAACATGGCTGGGGCAGCGTTAGGCAGCTTGAATACTATGGCCTCATCTGCTCTTAGCGCAGCTGCATAGTAAAAACTATATTCCCACAATCATATATCCGAGAATAACCATTGAGTACCATGTTTTGTTTCTCGGATAAAAAATCGTCATAAACAGAAAGTAGGTTTTTTAGTTTATGCTTTTGAAATTGATACCTAGAATACCTAACACCTTGTTTAACATAAAAATAGTTGGGTTTAGAAACATGAGATTCAATAAACCCAACAGTTCTATACCCTAAACCATTAAAATAGCGTCTATCACAAAAGGTTTTTATACCATCCGGCAAATAGGTTTTTATAAAATGTTTAATAAGCTTTGAAAAGCCACCTACAACAGACGTATTTATCTTGGTACACAACCTAACCAACTCATACCAATTATCTGGCATATCGCCTAAAACCCGCCTCTTTTTTGAAAAAGTAGTAAGGGTTAGTAACTCACCGTTTTGATATAAACCTAATAGAATTTCAGCATTTGCATAACCTTGCAAATGGTTGTTTTTTAAAAATTCCTTAGCTTCTTTTAGCGGTACGGTTTTAATAATTGTTTTACGGGCGTAGGTAATTGTATCGGTCAAACATAGCCTATTTTTTACTATAGATTTTACTATCTCTTTTTTATCACTCCACTCATCATCAAATACTTGAATAAGACCACAACCGGCTTCAGTAGCCAAAACATGCTTATGCAGATGGTAGTTGGCATCCCTAAATCTATCGGAATGGTAGTAGATACCACAAAACTCTATGCCTAGTTTTTTAGCAGGTACAAAGCAATCTAACTCAAAAGGTTTAATAGTGGTTCTATCAGATAACGTTGTCCCTACCAAAGAGGATATAAAACCGGACAATTCTATTTCCCCATTAGAAGGACCAACAACCGAACAAGATTTACAACCCTGTCCGTTTAAATGGGCATAAGGGTTCTGGTAAAAACGCCCATGCTCTGAACAAACTATTTCTACCTTAATATTTGATTTAACGTAGTTAACAAAAGAGTAGTCATATTTATCACCATGTACTCTTAAAGCTTTGGTGATGAAATCTTCTTGAGTATCTCTTAGATTAATAGAATTAAAAACATCTCTGCATTTTACACAACCATAACTGAGATGCTGGCTTGGGGATTGTAAAAAAACGCCATGAAGTTTACATACTATAGGTACTTTAACCATACGATTGGTATACACTATTTTTGAATAGTCGTATTTATTACCATGTACTTTTACTGCTTTTAATATAAACTCTTCTAAAGAACCTCTATGAAAATCAGCTACTCTTAATGCCGAACATTGTTGGCAACCTGCACCTTGTATATGGCCATTGGCTTTTTGTAAAAACTCACCGTGGATAGGGCAAATAATAGTTACATTATTTCTGGAAATAGTATAGTTTACTAAAGAATAATCATATTTAAGACCATGAACTCTTTTAGCTTTTTCAATAAATTCGGGGGTTGTACATTTAATAGCCATAAAAACTCAGTTAGTTTTGTCAGTAGAGGATTGGATGTGGCGGGTGCGTTACTGAAGCGCATTTTTTCTCCGTCGAGATAGCCACGTAATTAGCATACCACAACATATATTGAGTATAAACAGAATATGATACAATAAATGCAAATATTATAAATAAAACCCTAATATTATTAATTATTTAATAGGACTCAAATAATGGCCACAGATTTAAATCAACTTCCATCCGTTGCTCAACCGGCCATTAAACCTATATCTCGAATACCCGCAGTTGTTCCTATGAATGAACATCCAGGAACTAGAGTTATACCAACTACGTTACCACCTCCTATGCAAGGCGGGGTAATTGATCAAGCTGTATCCCCTACACCTGTTAATACACCTATCGTATCGGATATGAGTAGCCCAGCTGCGCCAGCTGTTACACCTAAGCCAGCTGTTACACCTACACCTATAGCAGCAGCACCTATAGCAACCCCTACACCATCAATAACCGATACTGTAAAAGGTGTAGCCGGTAATGCCATGGATGCGATAAAGAACAAAGCTGTTGATATGTATAACAACGATTCTCAAGGCAATCCTGAAAGCCCATTGGAAGCAACTACACGTAGAATGGGTACTGCCGGAGGAATTATAAAAAGTGCAGTTCAAACACCTTCTAAAGTATTATTCGGAGAAAAAGGTACCGCCAACATAGAAAAAGCTATTGGTACAGGTGCTAGTAATATAGGTACTAAAATAGGTGAAGGCTTACAAGAAGCTAAAACAGCACAAAGGTCAAAAGCAGAACAACAAATTGGAGCAGCACAACGATTTGCTGAAGGTATATCTTCCGGATACGGTTTAATGGGGGGTATAAAAAGCGCTTTAGCTACTCCTGCAACTGAAGCAAAAATTAACCAACCTACGCCTATAGTACCGGATAAAGCCCCTGCTGATCTACAACGTATAGGCGGACCGGAAGCACCAGAAGCAACCGCCACTCAATCTGTACAACCTTATAGGGGTACTGGTAAACCGGTTAGTACATTAGATGTAACATCATCTACCGGCGGAACAGGTAGGGTACAGTTTGCCGACGGAAGAAAGCTTTCTGATGCCTCTATGCAAAACATACAAGGTGTTATGAAAAGAGAATCTGACCCCGCTTTCAAAGCAAAATTAGCTGAACAGAATGCTATTGCAGAAAAAAGAATGACTGAAGCTAAAGCGGTTTCTAACGCACCTGCTCAACAACAGGTACAACAATTACAACAGCAACAAGCGCCTGACTATTCAGGTGAAATAGAAAATTTAATGTCTCAAATGCCTAGCGGATCAACTACTGACAGTTTAGGTACGATGATAGCTAATAAATCAAAAAAAGCCGGTATTTTAGCAAGAGTTGGCGCTTTACAAAATGCTCAAAAAATGGCCGGAGAACGTGCTTCTGAAGCTAATAAACTAGCTGCTGAACAAGCTCGTGCTCAAACCGCTGCCCAAACCGAACAAACTCGATTAGCTGAAGCCCGTCAAGATCGATTATCAGGTAGAGATTTAGAAGAGCGTAAATTTGCACAAGGACAAGAAAACATTCAAGCTACTAGGGAAGCAACAGCAGCTGAAAGAGCAGCTACACACGGGTATCAACAAGCTACGCTACAACAAAGAGAAGATATCGCTGCAAATACGCCACGTACTTATACGATAGGCGGAGAAAAAGTTAATGTTACACCAGCTGAAGTTCCAGCATTACAAAGAGAGTATGAAATGTCTCAATACGAACATCCTGAAGGCCGTGGATGGTTTGAATCAGATACAGCTCAAAAAACAAGAGAAAAAGCAGGAGATATTGCAAGAAATGTTAAAGAGCACCCTGAGTATTATAATAAATTAAAACACGATGCCGACATGAATACCCTTTTAAATAGTGCTGCAACTAAAGAAGAAAAAGATATGGCTTTAGAGGCGTATAAACAGCGATACGGAACGTCATTTAGATAATGTGTATAATCCACATATAAATTTTAAAAAGTACATTTTAAAGGATATTAAATAATGCCATCCAGCTCTCTTAATTTAGACGAAATACTAGCAAACGCTTCTTCTACTAATACCTCTAAAGGAGCCCCTAAATCATCAGAACTGGACAAGCTATTAGCTCCTTATGCAACTAAAACGCCAGAGCAAGTAGAACCAGAGCCAGAACAAGGAAACATAGCTACTGATATTTTAAAATCAGCTGTTAGAGGTGCAGCGGGTATACCCGAAGCTTTAGCCGAACCTGTTCAAATTGTAGCCGGCGGTGCCGGTAAACTGCTTGATGTCGCAGCTGGAGAACAAGCTGAAGTAGGGCCAGCAGAAGCAGGGGTAGCCGAATACGGCGGCCTGATGCGCGATGCCACTACTCGAAAACTAAAGAAAGCAGCCGCAGAAGCAATACCTTACTCAACGGGTACTCAAGCTTCACAAGAAGAGTTCAGTAAACAGTTAGCTGATATCCAAGCTAATAAAGAAATGGGCTTGCCTGAGCGTGTTTATGAAACAGGTAAAACCGCTATTACGCACCCAAGCGCGGCCATACCATCAATCGGTGAAAGCGGAACACAGTTCTTAGCTGGCGGATGGGCAAGTAAAGCATTGGGGTTAGGCGCCAGCGCCTTTAAACAAGCCGTTGGTATTAACGCCTTGTTGGAAGGAGGTGGCGGTAGTGAAGGTGCAAGAGAAGAAATTGCTAAAACACCGGTAGAAGAATTACGTAAAGCGCCACGCTTTCAAGAGTTAGAAGCTCAATACGGTACTGATAAAGCGTTAAAGATCGCCCAAGAATTAGCAGGGTCAGCTGCATTTACACCCTCTGCTATTGGCGGCGGTGCGGCTACTGCACTTACAGGTGGCGGTGCTGGCGGACGTTTATTAGAAAGTGCTTTTGGTGCTGGCGCTAGAGAAACGATACAACCGGGTCTTAAAGGCATAGCTAGGTACGCGGCTAAAGAAGTACCTAAGTACATGGCCAAAGAAATACCTGAAGAAACGATTCAAGGTGTTACCGGACAGTTAGGACAAAACATTGCGGCTCAACCTTATACCGGCGTACCTTTAACTGAAGGTTTGGTAGAACAAGGCGTAGCCAGTGGTTTACAAGGTGCAATCGGCGGTGGTGTTTACGGTGGTGCTGGTGTAGGTACAGATATAGCAAGAACAACTTTAGAACGTAGACAACGTGAAGCAGCAGGAGCGATTGATGAAGGAAACCTTGACACTACAGGCACTGGAACAGCTTTACTTGGCGCAGACGGAAGCGCTATCCCAACTGGTACTACGGGTGCAGGAACTGGAGGAACAGGTGGCGGCCAAGCCCAAACTGACATTACTGGAGCAACACAAGCAGGTGCGGGAACAACAGCGGCTCAAGGTGCAGCTCCAACAAGGACTGAGCAAGTAACATCCGATTTAATTAACACCTTAACAGCAGCAATAGCCACTAACCCGACTACTGGGGTTACTTCTAAAGCTGCTTTGGCCGGTGTTAATTCAGGTGTAGCAGCACCTATAATAGACGCAGCAACTCAAGATACGCAAGAAGCTCAAGCCGCTTTAGAAGCGCAACAAGATCAAGATGCTCAAGATGCGCAAGCTCTATCTACGCAACGTGATGAAGATATTCCAGCAGAAATATTTACAGGGTCTACAATTGATGGGAAGAAACCTGAAAAAGTTTCTTTTATTGACGATACTTTAAACCAATACGATTTTGCTATTAGTGATTTATTAGATCAAAAAAGACAAGCTGTAGAAAACGGAACGACACCACCTGTCGCTAACTTAGGAAGATTAAGAACGATAGCAAAAGATTTAGGTGCGCCGTATTTAAAAGCCAGTGAAGGCGATTTAATACACAATATTACACTTCGATTATCACAACTTAGAACGATACAACAAGAAACAACAGAAAATGGCCTTAAAGAAACAGCTACACCAACTACAGCAGCACAACCAACAACACCAGGAGCAGGTACTACTGAACAGGCACCTCCTTCAATGGGCGAAGCCCAAGGTGAAACCGTCATTCCTCCAACGGGTGCGGAAGCTACTACAGGATTAACAGCGTATGACCAAGGCAAAGACACAACCCAGATCGATAAAGAAGGGCAAGAAGACCAAGGGCAAGAAGAGCAAAAAGTAGCGCCTGTAGAACAGAACATAGTTAATAACGTAAAAGTTAATCTTGATAGATTAACACCGACGCAACGAACTGAATGGGATGCCGCTAACGAAAACCATAATCTTGAAATAGAATATGCAAATAGTATCAGTGACTCTCAAGAACGAGGTAAGCGTTTAAATGCGGCTGGCCAAAAGCTATCTGCTGAGAGAAGACGTATTACCGGACTTTATACGGATAAAGAAAACGTAAAAAATGTTGCCTTTGCTAATAAAATTAGAGAGGGTGCACCTTTACAAACTAAAGACGGCGAGCAAGTTACTGCTGTATCTGCACCTTCCTATGGAAGAGTAAGAGTAAGATCAGCTTCCGGTGTAGAATCATGGATTGCTACCAGCGATATTAAAGTAACTCCTGTTCAATTGCCAAAAGCAGAAACAATTACATTACCTGATGGCACTTTAGAATTTGTTGGCTATAAAACAGAAGAAAAAGCACCAGAAGCAAAACAAGCACCTGTCTCAGCAGCAGCTGATCAACAACAAACACCCAGCAAAGCCGCTATTGAAGCAAAAGAAGCCTACCCTTTAACCGGTGCTGATTTCCAAGGTATTCATGTCGCTATTGAAAACCCAGCGGGAACTGTTCGCTCCGGTACAGATGCCAATGGTGAAAAATGGGAAATACAATTAGAAGATAACTATGGAAGTATGCCTAATGTAAGGGGTGCGGATAAAGATCATCTTGATGTATTTACACCTGTTGGGCTTACCAAAGAACAAGAAGATAAAACTAAATACGCTTACGTAGTTGATCAGTATGTAGTTGATGATAACGGTAAACAGACTAATAAATTTGATGAGCATAAGGTTATGCTTGGCTATCCTAATATTAATGCGGCTAAAGATGCGTACTTAAGAAACTATAATTCAGGTTGGAGTGGCTTTGGCGCTATTACCGCTATGTCAATGGCCGATCTAAAAGCTAAGACCAATGAAGTTTGGGATAAACCAATAAAGCCTAAAAAGGTAAGAAAAGCAAAAGCGGCTTTTTACACAACACCCTCTGGATTAGAAGAGCTTCAAGGCGCTATTAAAAAATTAGGCGGCATTAGGGACGCTAACGGACCTAAATCGGCTTTCTCTGATTATAAAGGAAGGCGTTACCAAGCCATTTTTAATAATGGTACTAATGCGTTAACCATGGATGACATGGCAACTTCTTTAAATCAATACGGCTATGATATAGACGGTGAAAATGGTTTATCAGAATTGCTATATGACTCATTAAGAGGAAACGAATACTACACGCCAGCTGGCCATGAAAACCTATTGGCTATTCAAGAAAAAGAAAATTTCAATGATGAGCAAGCAAGACAATTACAAAAATATGACGACGCTGTAGAAGAAGGACTTATAGATAGCACAGATTTTGACGATGCTATTGAATATGTAGAAGACGATTTTAACTACGGTGACATAGTAACCGGCGATGATCTTAATGACTTTTGGGGATTTACTGATGGATATGACGAGGGAACAGATGTTGGCGGTTTTGAAGGCGGCGAAGAGGCGGCAGGAAGAGAAACAGAAGAAGTAAAACCTTATACACCGGGTGCGCCTTTATTAAAGACCTATACGCAAGAAGAAATACTCGAACAGCAAAAAGAAGCTAAACGATTAGCGGCTGAAAAAGCGGCTGCTGATTTAGCTGCTGAGCAAAAAGCACGAGCTGATAGAGAACTCGATACGCTTGAAGATGAAATGTTAGGCTTTGGTGGTACAGCAACTGCCGGATTATTTGATGAAGAAGGTATTAAAGATTTAGGTAGAGCTGAACCCGTACAGAAAACAGAAACTGTCTTTTTAAGAGATGCAACTAAAGCAGAGCAAGAATACGACGATGCTAGAGTTGCTTTAGATTATGGCAACCATACCTACCTATTCATTCCTAATAGAAATGAAATAGATATTATGCCTATCAATGCTGGGCCTTATGATGCCGCTATAGCGGTTATCAGAACAGGCCAAGATAGAGCAGGTGTATTAAACCGTAATAATTTAAAAGATTGGCCTTCCAGTATACCGGATCAATTAATAGAACCTCTATTAAGATACGCAGAAACAAAGAACACTGAAGGTTTGGCAATAGCTCAAAACGGTGTTTTAAAAGCCGCTAGAGAATTAGCTGAACCTGTAAAGAAAACAGAAATTGCACCTAGACTTTCTAAAGCACAATTAGCAGATAGACTATTTAGTGCGGTTATGTTCTATTTGAAGAGTCACCCATCAAGCGATGGTGCATCCTATAGAGCTTTAGCAAAAGCCGCTAAAACTAATCAAAAAGCAGCTGAAGTATTCAGTTTTGTAAAAAGCGTAAATGCTAATTTTATTAAGTTAGATAAAGCAGATTGGCAAACGGCTGATGCAGAACTAACTAAACAGTTAGAATCTTTACCAGATGACTTATCCAAAGAATATGAATATATTTTAGGTGCAGGTCTTACCGCTGTTGATTTTGAGCAGTCTATTAAAGACATGCAAGAACAATTAACACCTGCTGAGATAAAAGAATTTGTTACTGAAACTAAACCGGTTATAGATGCTTTAACAGACGCTAAACAAATAGAACCCCTAGCCACACCTGAGCAAATAGAAGATGAAGCAGCGGCTAGAGAATTAGCTGAACCTGTAAAGAAAACAGAAATAGTTAAGCCTAAAATAGAAAACCCCCCTCAATGGGCGCAAGACCATGCTACTGATTTGGGTGGGGAGGTTGTACATCTATCTTTAGGAAAAGGGGGTGAAGGCATAGCTTTAATTAAAGGGCACAGTGTTCTAAGTGGTAAACCATTATTTCTTGCGGCTAAAGAAGGTGAAGGTAGAACTAGAGTTGATATTGAAAGTTATACAGGAAATATGGTTTCCACTGATGAAAAGAAAACACTTGTTGAGGCTAAAAATAAATGGTTAGAAGCAGATAAAGCGTTAAATGAAATTAACCCTAATGGCCCTTTTAAAGTCGGGGAAGATACGGCTTATTCTGAAAACGTACCTGAAAATATTAAAGGTGTTATAGAAGGGTGGAAAAAGTTAATGGGCATTAAGGAACGTGTCTATTTTACTACTATCAACGATGCTAAATCAGCAAGTTTTCATGGGCAATACGCAGCTATACCTTCTCATGCTTTAGATGGGGATGAAGGGGGAAACATGCGTATGTTAGCTAATGGGGATTTTATTATTGCGTACAGCCCTAAAGCTAAGTTTACTCAAACGCTAGAAATCATCTCGCATGAGATGGGGCATATACTAGAAAGAACTAGCTATATTAATGCTGATGAAACTACTAGGAAAGCCATAAAAGAAGACTACGCTAAATGGCTTGCTTCTACAAAAGGTAAAACTGCTAGAGAGCATGTTGAAAGTTTACGTGCTCGTAGTATGGGTAAAATTACTAAAGGGTTAGAAGGCAAAACAAGTGAGGGGTTAGATAGATATTGGAGTTTAGAAAAAGAGTGGTTCTCAGATCAAGTATCCAGATGGGCAACCACCTCTGATAAACCTGTATCCATAGTAGAAAAGTTTTTTTCTCGTTTAGGTAAAGCCTTAAAGAATTTTTTCTTATCTAATGAACAATACCTACCTACTGAGACCATGCAAAGATGGTTAGATTCTTTAGAAGGTATTAATTTATCTGAACCTCAGTTTAGTAGACAAGAAGCGAAAAATGTAAATACATTTGCCAATGCCCAAGAAGCTGAAAACGAATTAATTGATCAGTTCGGCCCTGGCATTGCCAACCTTATTAACACTAAGGTTCTTAACTTAACTCAAGGCCGTGACTCTTGGCCAGAATCGGCTAGAAAAGCAGCGGAAGGTTTCTTTACCGAAGCGGTTTACCTTAATGGTAAGGTTTATATCGATTTGCAATCTACTGCTAGATATAGAATAAAAGCCGTTGTCTTACATGAGTTAGGTGAGCATTTTAATCTTGAGCGTATGCTGGGTTTAAAAGGCTACGCTGATTTACAAAATCAAATCCGTAACCAATCACGAGTAGAGGGTTCTGAAACGCAACGTGTTTGGAATCAAGTTAAAAAACTCTATCCTGATATAGATGAAGGCAGCAAGGAGTTCATTTCTGAGGTCATTGCTAAGTTAGGAGAGAATAACCCTAACCTGCCATGGTATCGTCGCCTGATTGCTAAAATTAAAGCCTTCCTGATGGAACGTGGCCTAGCTAGAGGTTTCATTACTGGAACGCTAACTGATGCTGATATGCACGAACTATTAGTATCCAGTTTGAAAAGCGCCATCCACGGTAGAACATTAAATAAAGCGTGGGTGTTTGGTGGAACCCCAGCTATGGCTTCTTCACAGGGTGTACAAAAAGGAAAACTTTTAGCGCCTAATGGCAAACCTTCAAACCTTAATGCGGTTCAACACGCTCAAGTGAGGACACCTGAGTTCGTAAAATGGTTTGGAAATTGGCTTAACGATCCAGAAAACGCTTCTAAAGTGGTTGATGAGAATGGCGAACCGCTTGTTGTTTATCACACTAGACAAAAAGGAAATGATTTTACTAAATTTAGAAGCGGAACAGCAGGGCTTATATGGTTTGCTGATTCAAAAGCTGGGTCGATAATGGCTGCTATGGGAGAAGGTGACACTATAGCGGTTTATTTGAATGCAAGATCACCCTTTAACACTAAAGAAACAGCCGTTCATTTCGGAGACATACCCTATACTAAATATAATGAAAAGTTAAACAGAGTTACCAGCGTTCTTGAGCGTACTGGTGATGATCTTATTTATGTAGAAGATGAGTCTGGGATTGCTTTTGCAGTTCAAAACCCCAATCAAATCAAATCAGCAACCGCTAATATTGGTGCGTTCTCCGAAAAGAGCGATGATATTCGTTACAGCCGTCCGGCTCCTGCCACTGGTACTGAAGGATCAGCACAATACCAACAGCAGTACAGAGAATGGTCAGCTATTATCTCAGAAGGCTTTGATAAGTTATCTAGCCAAGTAGCTTCGCCTAAACTAGCCTTTTTATCAGTACAACAACTTGTTGAAAACTGTAAAAAATACCTACCTGCGGCTTATAGCTATGAGAAGTACCGTAGGTTAAGAGATGGTTTACAAACGCAATGGGTATTGGCAGGTGATAAAGTCAGTGCTTTAACCCATAACATATTGACCAAAGCGCAACATGGTGAACTAACCGGCGTAGTTCAAGATTCTACCATTATTAACGTAGATGCTTCTAAAGCTTGGACTGGCGTTAAGAAAATGCCGGCTACCGATATAGAAAGCGAACGGTATCTTGCTTTCACTCAAGCTAAATTTAATAACAAATATACTAATGAAATCATTGAGTTTGCTAATCAGCTTAATGAGCAACATACAATTAATAAGGTAAACCCATTAGCCTTTTTTAATGGTAACGCCGCTTTTAACACTTTAGAAGATGCTAAAACCTTTGAGCAATTCTTAAAAGCACAGGAATTAAGTTACGCTGCCTTTACAGAAGCGCGTTATAAAAACCCAAATACTGATAGAAAAGCTAAACATCCTGCTTTAGTAGCTCGATATAACGCTATGCCACAAGCGTCTAAAGACTTCTATGTACAGTCTAATGAGCTGTTAAATAAGTTAGCTGATGCCAAACAAGATACGCTAGAAGATCATGTAAGAGAAGCTATCCTAGACGGCAATCGTAGAATTGAAATGAACAAACTGCTTAGATTGCATTACGAAGCTAACCGATTATCACAATACTACGCGCCTTTATCTCGTTACGGTAAGTTCTGGTTTTATGGAAACTTTACAGACGGCACTAAGACCTTCCGTAATTTTGAAACTCAAAAAGCGCGTGATAAAGCTTTGGAAGAATTTAAGAAATTAAACGGCGAAGACTCTATTATTGCAGACGGTAAATCCTTCAGCAGTGCTTTGAAAATAGAAGGCGGATCAGATAGCTTTATTTTACAAATTAATACGTTGATATCCGGCGCTGGGCTTGACGATGATATATCTGAAAAGCTAAGAGATGATATCTATCAAATGTACCTGTCTACACTGCCTGAAGTTTCTTTACGTCATAGTGCTCAACATCGTAAAGGCACTAAGGGTTATGAAGAAGATGCAGAACGCAACTTCGCTAATCACATGACCCATGGTGCATCTCAATTCAGTAACATGAAATGGGGTAAGAAAATGGAGCAAACCATTAAACAGTTGCGCGATATTATCACTATGTCTACCGCACCTTACCGTCAACAAGACGGTTTACGGAAGATAGAAGCGGCCAGATTACTTTTAGAAAACTGGGAAGAACTCTCTGAACCCGGTGTATTAGAAGAGCAAATAAATGCAGCTGAAAATACACCTGAAGTTATTTTACTAAAAGAAGTTCGTAAAATACGTAATAAGTATAGAAGCCTAGATGCTTTAAACGATGCCATTGAAAGGGGTAGAGCTCTTTATGACAATGTAAGCGATGAAGCTTTCCAAATGTTATCTGATGATTGGGATAATTTAATAACCAGAGGCATGGTTGATCCGCTTGAAGATAAGATTAAACGGGCTAAGTTAACCGATAAAGCTAAGTTACTAAGAGCGGCTAAGGATTTGCGTAACTCTTTTGGCAAAATGGATGTGGATGATGCAACAGAAGCTTTAGATTTAGTTATCGAAAAAACACAAGCTATCTATGACGGATCAAAACTACTAAACACTTCTGAAAAACGTGTAAAAGCAGTTGATATTGTTGATGAGTTAGAGATGACTTTTAACGCCATGGTTAATTCAGCAACCACTGCTATGGATCAAGCAGCAGGTAGTATTAGACAATTTGGTTTCTTATGGAATTTAGGTGCCAGTATATCAAGTACCATTATGAACTTATTCCAAACACCGGGTGCAGCAATGCCGGTAGCTCTTGGAAAGCATGAGTTCAACAACGTATTAAAAGAGTTTAACCATGCCTACAATGAGTTTATAGCATCTGTAAAAAGCGGTAAATACGATGAAAACGGTAATGCGTCTATATCCGCCATTATGCAAGAACGCCTGAATAGAATGACCGAATTTTCACCTGAATATATGGAGTTGAAAGGTGAAATAGATGCGCTTAACTTATTCAAACAGGATGGTACTGTTGCCAGGACACAAACCATGGATATCATGGGGATTGGTAAAGAAGGTTATCAGCATGGCGGTAAGTTAGGTGAGTTTTCTAAGAAAATGGGCTGGATGTTTCATCATGCTGAACGCTTAAATCGTGAAGTAACACTGATAGCCGCTTATCGATTAGCAAGAGCTGAAGCCCTTAAAAAAGGCATTAAGATGGGTGAAAACAGAAATGAAGATGTTGGCGCATGGGCGGACGCTGTTGAATACGCACGTTATGTTAATGATCGTTCACAACTAAACTACTCACCAGATAACGCCGCTAGAATATTTAGAGGCTGGCCAGCGGCTATTGCTTTACAGTTCAAAAAATATCAACAAGGTATGTTGTATCTTTGGGGACGTACACTGGCCGATAAATTAAACGGCTGGAAAAAGATGCCTGATGGAACTCAAGAAGAAAAGGACGCTAAAGCAGCGGCTAAACTAGAGTCCCAACAAGCAGGAAGAACTTTTGTAGCGTTATTAACCATGCAAATGTCTTTTGCAGGTGCATTAGGATTGCCTTTAGTGGGCGCATTAACTGTTGTTGTTAATATGATCGGTGACGCTATATCTGATGCCGATGAGCCATGGGATTGGAGAAGGGAAGTTCGAGTAGGACTAACTGATCTAACCGGTGAGTTCTTTGCTACAGCGGCTACTAAAGGGTTATTTAACGCTTTCTCTACTATCGGCATTCCATTAGGCGATGTAGCCGGTCGTATGTCTCTAGCGGATACTATTTTTAGAGAACCTATGCAGAACATGGAAGGTAGAGATGAGATTACTCAATATCTATCATCTATAGCTGGCCCATTTGGAGGCTTAGTTGGTAATGTGTGGGAAGGTGTACGCTTGGCCGGAGAAGGTAATTATGCCAGAGGTGCTGAAACCGCTTCACCAAAAGTGATTAAAGATATTATTAAATCTACCCGGTTCATGGCTGAAGGGGCTAGTTCAATCGATGGCGCTCAACTAAAAGAAATGTCATTTATGGAAATATTTGAGCAAATGGCTGGTTTCGGTAGTGCTGAACTGGAACAGAAATATGCTGAACGAGGCTACTATAAAGAAGCTGAGAAAAGTATATTAAGTAAACGTCAAAGAATACTCCATGCAGCGGCCAACGCTAGACGAAAAGGTGATACGTCTAAACAAAAAGAAGTGTCAGCTTGGAATGAACGTCATCCGCTTAAACCTATTACTAATCAAAACATTAGTGCGTCAATTAACGCTACTAAACTCGGTGAAAAGAAACGAGGGGTTAGGGGTTATACCACTGATCCAGATTTAGAATTAGCGTTTGATTTGCAAGATTACGATGAGGAATAATTAACCTATAAATATTTTTTTTTTACGCACCTTTAAAGATTTAAATCTTCAACTACACTTAAAATTATCAGTATAGCTTAAACGTTATGTTGATTTTGAGAGATGTTTCTCAGATGTCCCGGCATCATCCGGGTTAAGTATAGGAGAATTACTATGGCTATCACAGATAGTACAGGTAATGTTGATTTAAATTCGTTGATAAAAGGTGCGGAAATGGGCAATTTATTAGGTGGTACAGGTTCTGGTGGTGAAAGTCTTGGTGGCGGACTGTTACTTGGTTTGTTATTGGGTAGAACTAATTTACTCGGTGGTGGAACTGATGCGGCTGCTGTAGCTGCTGCTGATCGTTTAACTACTGCTGATGTCCAAGGCATCGTAACCAGTTCACAAAATTCACAAACTTTGGGTAATGTTGAAGGAGAAATCTGGAAAGCAGAAGGTCAATTACAAGCTGCTTTGGCCGCTTCTACCGCTGCTGCTAACACTGCTGTTCTTCAATCTGAAATTGCTAACTTGCAAGGTCAAGGTATCATTGTCAAAGCCGTAACTGAAGGTGCTGCTGCCATCGCTAAACAAGGTGGTGAAGGGGTTGCTACTACTCTAGCTGCTTCTGGTAATGTCATTAACGCAGTAACGAATGGTAACACAGCTAATGCTGCTGCTTTTGGTGCGTTAAATACTAACGTTGCTCAATTAGGTTCTTTAACACTACAAGCTGTTAATAATGATGGTGATAAAACTAGAACAGCTATCGCTGCTCTGGCTGCATCTATTCCTAACTCCAGAGAACTTGACTTACAACGTCAATTAGCTGTTGCCTTGGACGATCATAGACATACCACTACAAGAGGTATAGTTGAGTCTGGTAATGTTAATGTAACTACTAATGTTGCTCAAGCTCAATCACAAGCACAATTGCAGCAACAAGCAATTATTACTAATGGTTTGCTAGGTCAATTAGTTGCTGCTCAACAAGCTACTAATACTGCTGTAACTATTGGCAATGGCAATCGTCCTACTCAAACAGCGAATAATGTTGCATGAATCCCCGTAGCATTTGATGATATTTTTATTACTACTAACATAACTGAAGTACATTCTTGTTCAGATGATGAATCAGAAGATATTTCACTTGAAACGTATAAAGATATGTCTTATGGGAATGGTAGCATCGGTAGAGGGCAGGGGAAACCCAGTCCTCGAAATGGTTTAATTAATAAAAAGGTATAGTATGACAAGCCCAATTATTTTATCTCTTGAACAACAACTCGCAGCATTAAAAGCTAGTGCGGAAACGTTAACTCCTATTAAGGAACCGGCTGCGGTCAGCGCACCAGTTACAGTAAGTCTTGAAGACTTACGCAGCATGGTTAAAGAATTGATAGGGGAAGAAAGAAAGGTAAAAGTTGGAGATGGAATAGTACCTGATATTAAAGAATATACCATGTTGGAAGCCGTAAATTTAGCATTAACCGGAGAAGAACAACGTTGGCTTTGTAAAGACGATGTTATCAAAGGTGTTGCTAATTTTATGGCGACCGATGATGGTCAAGTTATAACTAAGCAATTTATTATTGCATATAGGAACTATTATGATAGTTAAACACAGTATAGAATCGACAACAGATGAAAGCGACGCTTTGTATTCTATGGTTACTGGGATATGTCTAGCTGAATACCCAACCGTAGAAGCTCAAACTGCTGCAATCATTTTTGCTAAAGATTCTTTTAAAATTGCACTTGATACATTGGTAGATAAAGCTTTTAGAACTGGTCAAAAGATTGGTAAATCGAAAGCTGATAAAACCGATACCGCGATGTACAAAGCTTAAACGCTTTAAACAAAGGGCAAATATTAAAAACATCTTGCCCTTTTTTAACCTCCTCCTAAATACTTGATTTAAATACAAGAATACCCAGTCAAAAGGTTTGATATATACTGCCTTTTAGTGTACGCTATTTAAAAATGATATAATCATAAAATACGTATGTGTGTACATACATACTCAGTATATTTATATATTACACCTCATAATTTTATTAAACAGTAGGCCAATATGTCAGCAGCTAAATTAACGTTACCGATTATTGAAAAAGGCGCTACATATAGACATGTCTTATATTGGAAAGATTGTACCTATGAAACTGCTGTTGCAAATGGCTACGTTGGTACAGAACAAACATGGAACGATAGCACTGCTAACGCTATCAATTTAAATGGATGCACCGCTAAACTACAAGTACGAGAGAGCGCAGAAGCATCTGTCGTATTATTAGAATTAAGTACGGTTAACCAAGGTATCGTTATTACATCGACATCGGGTAAAATAGCATTGTATGTGGCAGACGACATATCAACTGCTCTGGTTGGAACTGGGGGCGTATATGATTTAGAAATCTATTTTCCTAATGGTGAAACAACAAGGTTAATAGAAGGGAAAGTGGTATTTAAAGACGAGGTTACTAAATAGTGGGTTCCTCAACCATTATAATATCTGCTACACAAGGTGTCCCCGGAATACAAGGATTACAAGGGGTAGCTGGTGTATCTAATATTATAGCTACTGTAGGTATTGCTGGTGAAACTATAGGTGGGCATAGAGGTGTTTGCTCATCTTCTAATTTGATATACTACGCCGACAATACAAATCTATTACAGGTTAACAGGCTTATAGGTATCTCTGTGCAAGCAGTTGATATCGGACAACAGTTAAATATTCAAAGCGCCGGAGAAATTACTGGTTTTACTGGTCTAACCGCTGGAGATATTCTCTATCTTCAAACTAACGGTGTTATTAATACAACGCTTCCTACAAGTGGTTTTATCCAACAAGTAGGTATTGCTTTAACAAGTACAACAATATTACTTAATATACAACCCTCAATAGTTATAGGATAAGAACATGGCTGGTAATAAATACATTTCAAATAGCGCAGGCGTTTTAACTGAAGTTGCCGCTGTGCAAACGAGTTCAGGTGCAAGCGATGCAAATAAGATTGTTGCTTTAGATAGTAATGGTCAATTAGCAGTTAACATGATGCCAACAGGTATTGCTGCGGATACAGCATCTGTAGTAACAAGTGAAGCTTTATCTGCTGGTAACTTAGTTAATATCTATAATGCAGCCGGTGTTGCAACTGCAAGAAAAGCTGATGCTACTGCCGCTGGTAAAGAAGCTCATGGTTTTGTTCTTGCTGCTGTGTTAAATGGCGGAACAGCTAGTATTTACTTTGAAGGTAATAATAACCAAGTATCCGGTCTAACGCCGGGTAAGCAGTATTTAGCTACTACAGCAGGTGGTTCAACAGTTACAGCTCCCTCAGCAGCGGGTAATGTAGTTCAATCAGTTGGTTTTGCTACTTCTGCAACTAGCATGAACTTTCAATCTGGTACCCCTGTAACCTTGGCATAACGCTATGGCAACCAAGAAACCTATTGTATTGGAAAGTGGAGTAGTTAAAGAAATAGCTTCTACAGATACTATTCCGCTTAATAACTTAGGTAGCGGTACAACTGATTCTAGTACCTATTTAAGAGGTGATGGTACTTGGTCAACTGCTGAAGCATTTAGTATTAACACTCTAGCTGCTGCATTTATAGGCGCATAGCATGGCAACTGCATTTAAGAACTACGCTACAAAAGATATTGGGCTTACAGCTACAGCTGTTTACAGCCCTACAACTACAGGAATACAAAGTACAGTTATAGGAATGACAGTTGCAAACACAAGTGTAAAACCAGTTAAAGCAAGTGTTACATTAACTATAGGTGCTGTTACAACCTATGTGATTAAGGATTCTGAAATACCAGTAGGTAATGCGCTTAGTCTACTTGGTGATGGAAAGTTGATATTAACACAAGATAATGTACTTAAAGTTATTAGTTCAGAAGCAGGTTCTTTAGATGTAGTTATGTCTGTAATTGAGGTAGTGTAATGGGATTGGTATCAGATAATAATTTAACAGTTATACCTAAGAATGTAACTACTCCTTTTTGGGAAGCATTTACTGCTAGTAGTATATCTAATTGGGATACGGTGTTAGGTGTTAATGATCTTCTACTATTTGACGGGAATATAGGTGGGGCTTCCTATTTAGTAATTTCTAAAGACCCTTTTAGCCCTGATACTGAGACATCTATTACTACTGTTAGTACCTATAGGCCGCCACTAGATATAGCGGTAGGCTTACACATGTCGCAACGAACATTAGGGCAAGAAGGCTATTTTGAATTAGTTAGTACAGAAACCCCTTCAACGCCTATTGTAGCTAACTACGGAATAGCAATTGCTTCTATTCAACAAGCTACAACAACTCTTACTGTTGTTACTACAGTCCCCCATGGTTTAGTTACTGGAGATCGTATAGGTATTAACGGGGTAGTTGAAGATACTCGATTGAATTATCCGTCTGTTAACGTACACACTATAATAAACTCAACGACTTTTACAGTAACAAGTGGTTCAAGTTCAGTAATAACGGCTACTGTATCTTCTGGACCTTTTGCAACCGGAATAGTTTACGTTAGACCCGCTATGAAACATGCCTATAATGGTATATGCCAAAGTTACGATAACACTTCAGTTACCAACTCTTCGATATATATAAGAAAAGATGGTGGTACAACATTTACTTCTGGTGCTCTAGCTACTGCACATGCGGTTACTAGCGGTACAACTGCTTCATTGACTACAAGTTTAGTTATAGGAGGATATTCTTTTTACCCTTCAACTGAATTTAGATTAAATTTTCAGGACGACCGTCTTCAGTTTTCAGATACTGGCGTAGACGCTGTAACAGCTCAGACCAATAGGCATTTTAGAACACAAGCAATACCTAATACAAATGTAGACTATAAGTTACGTTTTAGATTAAACAATGTAAAAAGTTTAACTATCCCAGGTGCAATAGTAGTTTCCGCTACTAAACCAGGGACTAATGTAGCAACGGTAGTAACAGCTACAGCCCATGGATTAATTACAGGCGATTGGGTTAACTTACTAGGGCAACGCGATATAACAAACTTTGCATACACCCCTACCTTACTGCCTGTAACCGTTGTAGATAGTGTGACTTTTTCGGTCGCGTATGGTGCAGTTGCAACCGGTACAATTACAACTTACGGCGGTTATGTAACTAAGATTAATGGTTCAACTCTACCAGTAGGTTTTAATCAGTTAGTAATTCAAACTGCTTCTGTTATTTCAGGTCTTGTTAATCTAACAACTGCTGTAACAGTAACAGGTTTAACAGTAGGTGATTATGTTAACCTATACGGTGTTAGAGTAAATTTAACAGGTGCTGATTTAGGAATAGACGGTAGATATAAGGTTTATAATGTAACCGCCACAGTCCTTGTATTAGAACCTATATCTTTTGGAGATACTGAAGGCGGCGGTGGTATAGTAGACTTTGCTATTACTGATTGCGGTGGTGCCGTTATTAAAAGAACTGATTTACGTTTATCTTATGCACGTATAGCAGATTACACTAGAGAAAGGATTGAAATAGCTAGTAAACCTTCCGGAGATTATTCAACTGCACAAAATATCAGCGCTATAACTTTAGTTAGTACAGTTAGTACAGTTAGTACAGTTAGTACAGCTAACTTAAATACAAATTCTATTGTAGCCGATGTAGCTAGTGGAACTATTACCGCAACACCAACTTCTCCAACAATAACGCCCATATCAGGTTCAATATCTTACCAATATAATGTGGCAGTTACCGCAGCAAGTGGGACTTCACCGACACTAGATGTAATTATCAGAGAGTCGGATGATACAGGTACTAACTACTATGACGTATACCATTTTCCTCGTATTACAGCAATAGGCTCTTATAGATCACCTTTAATACCTTCCGTTGGCAATAGGATTCTAATTGTACAAGCTGTAGGAGGAACAACACCTTCGTTTACTCGTGCAATTAATAGGTTACAAAGCCATACTATTTCACCTTATCGTAGACAGTTTTTTGATAGGGTTATAAGTCTTACTACTCTAAATAGTGTAACATCTTCATTTTTCATTGAAGGTTGTTCAAATCTAAATGTTATAGTTGCTATAGGTGCAGCTACTACAGCTCCAGTTCTTGTAGTAGAAATTTCACCAGATAATTCAGTCTGGACTCAAATCGGCGCAGATATAAATACTATAGCTTCTTCAGGAGTATTATTTCAAAGCACTAATACTTTAGGTAGGTTTGTTAGAGTTAGAGTTAAAACAGTAGGTTCTGGCGTTACTTTAAATTATGTAATGATTAAAGGACAAGAGTAATGGTAATTAAAACAGGTGAAGTATTTTATAAAGATGAAGAAGGTATACTCTGGTTATGTGAATCTTGGGAAGATACAGAAACACATGTAGTGTATAGTACACAAACCTTACAGGAAGAATAAGATGGAGGCTGTGACAACTAGCGATGTAACGGTAATAGCATCAACTACTAACGATATAACAGTAGTAAGCAGTGTAAACCAAATCGCTACTAATGTTGTCGTTTCAGCAACACAAGGCCCTCCTGGAACAGGTCCTCAAGGTATTCAAGGTATTCAAGGTATCAAAGGTGATACCGGTTCTCAAGGACTTAAAGGTGATATAGGCCTAACTGGTCCTAAAGGAGATAAAGGAGATACGGTTAGTAGTCTTGATGGGGGTTCAGCTTCTTCTATCTACACATCAACAATTGCTTATGATTTTGGGAATGTAAATGTATGAGTAATAGTATAATTTTGAGGTATACAAATGGCTAGTAAGTTACAACTTCGTAGAGATTTTGCCGCAGAATGGATTTCCGTTAATCCTATTCTAGCCGAAGGTGAACCCGGAATTGAATTAGATACAAATAAATTCAAATTAGGTAATGGGATAAGTGCATGGAATGCTTTACCTTATTCAACAACCGATACAACTGCAATAACCACAGCAATAAATAATGAAATAACCAGAGCTATTGCCGCTGAAGCATTACTTGCTCCGCAGATTACAACCTATACCAAGACTGAAGTTGATACAGCTTTAAGCGGTAAGGCAAGTGCCGCCAACAATACCGGTATTAATACTGGCGATGAAACTACGGCTACGATTAAAACTAAGTTGGGGATTACTACACTTTCGGGTAGTAATACTGGCGATCAAACCACAATAACGGGTAATGCAGGGTCAGCAACTGTATTGGCAACCGCAAGAACTATTAATGGTGTTAGTTTTGATGGTTCTGGAAACATAGTAATCAATGCGGTTGATTCCACAGCTAGAGTTGCCACAAGTGCTATTGGTGCTGCTTCAGGTATTGCTCCACTTGGAAGTGACTCAAAAATTGCTTCAACTTACCTTCCATCTTATGTAGATGATGTATTGGAGTATGCCAACCTTGCTAGTTTTCCTACTACAGGTGAGTCCGGTAAGATATATGTTGCCTTAGATACAAATAAAACATACCGTTGGGGTGGTTCTAGCTATACCTATATAACAAGTGGAGCTATTGATTCCATTTCAGTTACAACACCGCTTGCTTCTACAGGTGGAGCTACACCAACTATTAGTATAGGTGCGGCAACTACTTCAGCAGAAGGTAGTATGAGCGCGGCTGATAAAACTAAATTGGATGCTGTTAATACCAGTGCTTTGGTTAAGACAGGGGGTACTGCTGGACAAGTTCTTACCAAGATAGATAGCACTGATTATAATACTCAGTGGACTACACCAACAGCAGGTGGGACTATTGATTCTGTTGTTGCTCCCTTAACTTATGATACGACAACTAAGGTATTAAGCACTGATGGAACTATAGTTATTAATGGTGGAACTGCTCCTGTAGGTTTTGGTGGGGTTGCAAGTAGTACCGCTAAAGTTACCATTACTGAAGTTGGTTTAGCTAATTCAGGAAGTTTGGCAGGTTCAGCATTGGATATAGCTCAAACTTGGGGCACTACGGCTAATCCGACCGCGATTAAACTTAATGTGACGGGCTCGCCTACTGCAAGTGCTGGCAGTACAGCTAAGTTGATGGACTTGCAAGTGGGCGGGGTTAGTAAGTTTAGTGTTAGTAAAAATGGTGCAATAACCGGTGGTGTTGTTTATGGAGGGAACACAAATGTATTTTATGGTGACACTTTTGCATTAGCGGCTGATGCTAATAAAGCATTTTTTGTTGATTTTTATAATACACCATTGTGTGTTATGAACGCTCAATCTTATTTTGGTTTTAGTTTTAGTGCAAATAATTGCGATAGAACAAACAATGATGTGCGACTATATCGAGATGGGGCTTCTGGAATAGTAGACGGTAAGCTAGCGCTCAGAAACGGAACTAACTCTCAAACATCCAGAATCTACAATACCTACACGGATGCTTCTAACTTTGAACGTGCGTCTATTGGGTTTAATAGACCTACAACCGCAGTCTTTACAGGTACTATATCTAATGGTGCTGGTGCTTCAGGTACTATTGTTAATGTTACCGCTATCACTTCAGGTGTAATTACAACTGGTATGGGTCTTACTGGCACAGGCGTATCTGGAACTATTATTGGTTTTGTTCCTAGTTCTACATTTACAGGTAGTATCTCAGGAACAACTTTAACGTCAGGCACAGTTACCGAAGGTGCTATTGCTATTGGGCAAATCATATCTGGAACAGGTGTAACGGCTGGAACTATTATTGTTTCTAATATTTCAGGTACAAGTTGGGTGGTTAGTGCTTCTCAAACAGTTGCTTCAACTACCATTAGCGGAGTTGGCGGTACAGGTGGAACAGGTACTTACATAACCAATACTGCACTTAACTTAACTTCAACTACCATAACAGGTACTCGTTATTCAAGCATTCCTTATGCTGTTATAGCTGCGGAAAGTGGTGGCACTGGTGCTGATAATATCGGTATCGCTCTAAGTCCTAAAGGTACAGGCGCTATCACTGCTCAAGTACCTGATGGAACAACTGCGGGTGGTAATGCTAGGGGAGCGTATGATCTTGATTTACAAACCTATCCAAGACAAAATGCTACTCAAGTAGCCAGCGGAGGTGGTGGTTCTATAGCTATGGGGGTATGGAATACTGCCAGTGGAACTAGCTCGGTTGCTATTGGACAAGGTAATATATCAAGCAGTACATTAGCAGTTGCTTTAGGCATGAGCTTAAAATCAAGAGGTGTATGTTCTACCGCTTTTGGATATGGTGGCGATGCGGCTGGGTACTATTCTACTGTAATTGGGAAAAGTGCCTTTACTGACAAGAAGTTTCAAGTTGCTTTTGGTTTTGATTCAAGAAATGGTCAACCATTGGGAGAATCTCAAGCATCATTTTTAGGGTTTGTTGGAATTACAACTAATAATACTATATCTGAATTATTTCTAGGTGCTGTATCTAACGAACGCGCAACCATTCCCAACTCAACAACATGGGCAGCGGACATCGACATTGTTGCTCGTTCAACGTCCGGCACTGAGAATGGGTACTTTAAACGTAGGTTACTCATTCAAAAAGGTACAACTGCGGGAAGTACCTCAATAGCGGCTGGACCAGACATAGTTGGCACTGATATGAAATCATCAGGTGCGGCTGATTGGGGAGTTACCTTATCGGCAGATACAACTAATGGGGCAATGAAACTGGAAGTTACGGGTTCAGCGATGAACGTAAGATGGGTCGCTAAAGTTTCTCTTGTGGAGGTTGGTTATGCTTAATAAAACGATAGGAGATTCAAATGGCAATTAATTTTCCCAGCTCACCGACAAATGGACAAGTATTCTATGCACTGGGTCGTACTTATACTTACAACTCAACCACTCTAGTTTGGGTTGCCGGAACATCCGTCACAAACTATTATGCTGAAGGCGTTTATACGGGAGGAGCAACCACAGGAACAATCACACCCGATGTTGCTTTCGGAAGTATTCAAGCGATCACATTAACAGGCGCAATTACGTTAAATGCGTTTGCAAATCCGATAGCTGGACAGTCATTGACTTTATTGGTAACACAACCAAGTTCAGGTAATGTTACTTTATCTTCCACCATGTTATTTGCTGGAGGTAGTAAAGCATTGTCAACCACTGTTAATGCACTTGATGTAATTACTGTTATGTATACGGGGTCTGTTTATATCGCAAGTTTGAGTAAGGGGCATGTGTAATGCCATTACCAAGTTTTAGAATGGGGCAAACCTATGGGGCAACCACAACTCCATTCACACCAACTTCTTTATTTGCGTCAGGTGAACAAGGCGTATGGTATGACCCCAGTGACTTTATTCCAAATTGGCGTAGAAACTTACTGACTTATTCTGAAGATTTCAATAATGCTGCTTGGAGTAAACCTGCTATAAGCATTACTCCAAATGCAACAACTGCCCCTGATGGGACATTAACTGCAGAAGGGGTATTTGAATCAAACACTGGAAGCGCAACTAATTATATTCTTTCTTTTACTCCAACAATATCTGCAACTACGTTATATACATTTTCATTTTATATAAAATCAAATGGTCGAACATTAGGATATATTGCTGGAAATTCTAATGGTTGGAGTGCAGGGAGTGTTGAATTTAATTTAGGAACTGGAATAGCAACAGGTTCCGTTGGATGGAGTGCTTCAATCACAAACGAAGGTAATGGATGGTATCGTATTATAGGTTCAAAAATATCTGAATTAGCCGGAAATTATCTTATTGCGGTAATTTTAAGAAATGATATAGGAAGTAATAGTTATATCGGTGACCCTACGAAAGGAATATTTATTTGGGGAGCACAGTTAGAAAAAGGTTCTTTAACCACCTATCAAAAAATCACGGATGGTTTAAGTTCTGACTATCTGCGTTCACAACCATTACCCGTACTTTATCAAGATTCAACAGGTACTATTCCGGTTTATGGAGTTGAACAACCAGTTGGATTGATGTTAGATAAGAGTAAAGGTTTGGTGCTTGGATCAGAACTGGTAATTAATGGGGGGTTTGATACGGATACTGATTGGACAAAAGGTGGAACTTGGACAATTAGTGGCGGGGTTGCAACAAAACCTTCTGACACGAATGCAAATATTAGTCAAACAATTTCAGGATTTGTAGTTGGAAAAATATATAAATTTACAACAAATGTTTCATCTGGGACTGGCGCAACGTATAGAATTGAGATTTTTGGAATAACTCCCGCATACTCAGCACCCAATGGAATTACAAATTCATATTATACTGCTACTACAACATCAGCCTCATTAGTAATTCGAGGAAATAATATCTCTGTTGACAACATCTCAGTAAAAGAAATCGCAGGTAATCACGCCAAAGCACCCGCAGATGGTAATAGACCTACTCTAAGTGCTAGAGTTAATTTGCTGACTTACACGGAGGATTTCAGTAATGCTGTTTGGAGTAAATCCAATTTAAGCGTATCCGCAACTAAAGTTCTAGCCCCTGATGGAACATTAACTGCCGAAGTAATAACAACAACATCTAATAACGTGCAATCTTATCTTCACTACTATCCAGGAACTATTACTACACCCTCTACTTTACGTTGCGTTGCTAAAGCCAACAGCTCTAGTTGGTTAGCATTAGGTTCAAATCAATATGGTGCTGATTTTGGGTATTTCAATCTTTCTACAGGAGTTAAAGGATCTGTTTCAGGTGCAGTAACATCAAGTAGTATGACAAGTCTTGGTAATGGATGGTATGAGTGTATAGTTTATGGAAATTATAACAGCATAGCATACCGTATTATCCAAATTCCTTCAAGTGATGGTGTTTACACAAACTCTGGAATTGGTGCATCAATACAAATTTGGCATCCAGACCTACGTCCAACAAACGCTGGTTCTCTCTTACCTCCTTACCAACGAGTCAATGCAGCCACTGACTATAACACAGTAGGGTTTCCATTGTATTTGAAGTGTAATGGTACAAGTAGTGCTATGTCCACAAGTTCTATTAACTTCACCACAACCGATAAGATAACGGTGGTGTCTGGGCTTAGGAAGTTGAGTGATGCCACTATTCAGATAGCGTTAGAATTTAGTGTGGATATGAATATCAACAATGGAACATTTCTTTTAGCACCTGGTTACGCAGGTTTTAGTACTATTGTTGGCGCTTATTGGACTGGTCAGATAAAAGGCGGTCAGACTCAAGCTACTCTAACAACTGTTGCAGCATTTCCAAGCCCAATATCGGGAGTTAATACCCTTATAGGTAAAACGTCAACACCATACGCGGAATTTAGACTTAATGGTAATTCAATAGCAATAAATACAACATCTCAAGGTAGTGGCACTTATGGCAATTATCCGCTCCATTTGTTTTCACGAGCTAATTCATCATTATGGTATAACGGTCAATTCTACGGTGCAATCGTCAGAGGTGAAACGACAAGTACACCGATTCTGCTCGATGCTGAAAACTACATAGCAACTAAAACAGGAATAACATTCTAATGGCGAACTATACCAACTGCACAATCATCGTTAACTCGGTAGATAGATTAACAGCACAACAACTAACGGCTGATACATACTTCAATGCCGAAGCTTCATCCGATGGTTTAGTTCCAGTAACCCATTACTTTATGAGTGGACCTTTTAATAATGCTGAAGTGGATGCACTGGTCAATGCTCCTTTTGAAAAGTGGATACGCTCAGAAGATTGGATGGGTGCTTTAACTGAAATGGGACTACAACAAATACTACCAACTGAAATATAAGGAAAACAAAATGTATCAAATTAATTTATTGGAAAACTATGTAGTATCGGAAGGTCAATTAACCAACGAGCAATATGTTGACTTCGTGATGAACATGGCTTGTAAGAGTTACATGAATCAATATAGCCAAGCAACACCTGAAGACGGTTTAACTGCGGCAAGAGATGCCTATAACAGCAATGTTGTTGTGCCTGAGCCTGTATCAGAGGTAATATAATGGATAAAGCACTTGGCGCTTTCTTATGGCTCAAACAAAACTTAGCTCAACCATCTACTATGGCTTCTATAACTGGAGTACTTGCTATGATAGGTATGAAAGTAGACCCAGGAGTTATACAAGATT